CAACCATGACACGAAGATCGGGATCAAGTACACAGAAGAGAGCCTCAAGTTGCACGCGCTTCAGCTGCCCCGGGTCCTTCTGGTTCACACACAGAATGCCATCAGCGCGCTTCTGCAGGAACTCAGTGCCATCCTCATACTGCGGAGTGGTCTTGACCGAGATGAATCCATCGGCTACTACCATCGAAGAACCTGCGCCCGTGACGATACTGCCGCACGTGTCCAGCTTCATTACACGGATGACACGACCCTTGATGGGGGTCACGCACTGTGAAACCATTCAATCCCCCTTAGGGACCAGTTGTCGTCGTGGCGATAAAGCTGGCAGTATTGACCAATTGCGCGTAGAGAGAGCAGTCGTAACCCAGCACGTAGGTCCGCTCGACAATCGCCTTCATCGTGTTGAGACTACGGTCAAAACGCTCAGCTGGGTTAGCTGCATACAACTTGGGTGGCGTGCGATATCCCATGACAGGACCTGTGGCATACATCCAGCAGGTCCCAGTGGTCGGTATAGCTCCTGTTGGGGCAGTACCCTGGTACCCGCCACCGATGACTACCGTATTGCCATTGGGGGACACAAGCTTGCCGCCCTGCTGCTTGAGCAACAGGGCAAGAGTCGGTGCCAATGCCTGCGGAACGTGAATCATGCCCTGGCCACCCAGGGTGCTGACTAATGCACCCTCCAAGACACCCAGCGCGTCAACGGCATTGAGCGCAGCACCAGTCACAACCGTGGCAGCCATCTGAAGCGTCACAGTACGAGTGGCAATGCCATTTAGGTCCAGTGGTTCAGTGACTGCAGTATTGGCAGCTAGATGCGGAAGTACGGCATTCGCGTACCCACCGACGTTATTGCGATCGCCTGCAACACCAGTCCAGAAAGCACGCTCTACCTGATAGTCCTCGAACTTCGCAAGTGTCGCTGCAGTGAGGACATCAGCATTGTCATAGAAGTCAACAGGAGAGCAGTCCACTTCACAGTAAATCGTGAAGGGAGTTGCACCCCAGACGGTTCGTGACGTCGTTGCCGAAAGACCGGCGATCATTCCCGAACCGGTAACGACCGGAGCAGATGTGTCGCAATCCGCGATGGTCGTACCGGTGCCAGCGCAGATGTCTTCCCATGTGACACCCATTTGCCAATGGTTGTCATCAGTACGAATATCTGCAGATGCTAGTAGCCCGTATGGTGACTGCTGCCAGGTAGGCGATGGCACAAGCAACCGTGCGCTTCTTGACATGCCATCAGCCTCCCTTCGCAGTTTTCGTCGTGGTCACCCCTGGACTTAAATGCCCGTGGCGGTGGCCGTCGCGCCCGTGAGGCCGGTCGGAACCGAGACACCCAGCGTCACAATCCGCGACTCATGACCGATCTTGGCAAGGAGGAAGAACTCCTCAGACCAGGCCGCGGTGTAGTCATTGGTGGCGTTCAGCGTAGAGTCACGGATGATTCCGAGGTCCAGGCTGAGGCCGTTGCCTCGGACGAATGTGCCAGCTGCGTAGATCAGGAACCGCACTGCAGTGGGCCATGCGGTCGACAGTGGTGAAGACTGGCCAAACTGACCAGAGGCGCGAACATCGAAGTCCTGCACGAACTGCACTCGGACATACCGCATTGAGAACCACGCAGCGATCATTGCGTCAGTCACCGCGTTGGCCGAGTTGGGCTCGTCCAAACCGTTACGACGCGAGATGTCAGCGCGAAGCTGCCCAAGTACCCAGTTGGGAAGTACCACCTCAAGGATGTCAGCATCTGCCATCGCGAACTTAGTGCGGTAGTCCCACACCTGGTGCTCGATGCCAGCGAACAACGCGGAGGTAAAGCTGGTGTTCGTCTGTGTCAGCGTGACCGCAGTTGACTGCGAGATGAGCTGGTTGATGAAGTACGAGTTCACGCGGTGGAAGTGCGTCGCATTAACCAGCCGCAGGAAGTTTGCAATCTGCTCAGGCCAGGCGTCAGTCGTGAGGTTACCTGCTGTGATGCAGATACCTTCACCCTCGAGCCGCGCCTCGTTGAAGGAAGCACAGGGGACGCGAGCGCAGGTCTTGGAACCAGACTGTCCAGTGCCCGTAGCGGCCGCGATATCCTGCGTCTCATTCCAGTGCCACAGGCCAGTGGACGATGCAAGGTCACCGAATGACGGTGACGTCGGCCAGCGCATACCACCACGACGAATACCAGTGGTCGGTAGGTCAAGCCCACCGTCCATTGCAACGACGTTGTAGAAGTCATACGAGATCTCAGATGGCGAGCACCAACCACCAGCAGCAAGCAGTGCAGAGGGGTTTGCAGCTGCCTGCATGACCTCCCAGGCATCCTCAGGCTTGGAGTTGGCATCCAGCATGTAAGCGAAGTTCCGCTTCATCTGTGCGATGGGATACCGAGGCGCAGAACGCCAGTCGCCATCATGCCCAAGAATACCGAATGCGTTGAAGCCGTCAGAATCAAGTGCCCTGGACGAATTCAGATCCGTGTATCGTCCGAACTGCTTCGGAGCACTCGCAAGCGCCCGGCTGGGCGAAATTGCCCGACCACGCGTCTTGTAGGCATTGATGAGATCGTCCATCGTGTCGATGGCAGCACCAGGCGCATAACCCGCGATGTCAGACGAGGCGACAAGAACACTCTTCGCGAACTGGGTGCTCGTCGGCACTCGCTTGTTGCCGGCGGGCTGCATCTCAGAGGCGCGCGACAGGCGCACGTTCAGTTGCTCGCGCTTGTCCTTCAGGACATCACGAACATCCGTACGGCCACGCAGTCGAGTACCAGCACCAGCGGTGACGGCATCCTCACGCGAGTCGCCCTCACCGCCCTCATCAGCAACGTTCGAACCCTCGCTGCCATCGGTGTGAACACGACCACGCAACTCATTGCGCTTCTCCTGCGATTCCGCAGCAGCTGCAGCACGCTCGGTGCGATGGTCACGAATGCCGCCGATTCCCTCAGCAAGTTCGCCCATACGCTCGAGACCAGTTACGTCAGTGTTCTCATCACCATCAAGCGCATCGAATTCAGAGGTCGCGCTAGTCTCAAGCGCGTCCAACTCTTCATCCGACAGCGTACTGAGGTCAGCCGGGATCTCAACCCGGGACTTGGAAACTTCTTTCCCCATACAACCCACCCCGTATATTCACGGTGTCCACATGATCGATGCCAACGGCAACGACCTCACGCTGTTACACCTACTATAGCAAGTACCACACGAGAAAGAAAAAAATTTCTCTAGGAATTTGCATTGCTAAGAGCATTACCAATTGATTGTCGTGCTTGTGCAATTTCCTCAGGCGAAGACTGTGGCACTTGCACCTGTTGTGTCTGGTCACCCAGTGTAGCGCTCGTTTGGTTCGCCGAAGTGCCCTTTGAACCGCCACAATTACACATGTTTATCCCTTACTGTGAACTTGCGTCCGAAGTGCCGCACGCTTTGAAGCCAGATCACGGCCAATGCCTGAAGCAATACGATTCTTGATACGACGAACGGCAGTGTGTCGTTCCTGTGCATCAACATCGACCTCGTAGAGCCCAGCGGCAATCAATGCCATCTGGGTGCCATGCGAAACACGTGTCGCAAGCTGCGGTACTCCAAACCCTGGGACATTGACTGCAAGCAATGCAACTAGTCGCAAGTCATTGCCAATTCGACGCCAGTCACCAGACAGTTTGGCTGCACGTAGTTCAGCAATTCGTCCAGGGGCAACACCGTGACGAATCGCACCTGCGAACCAGATGCCATGCTCGTCATTGCCTGTCACAACATCAGCAATCGCAGTACCGGTGTTGTCATAGTGCTCGACGGCCTGACGAGGATTTACACCGAACATTGGTGCATGCCCAGTGCCCAAAGTCACAGTACCAACAGAGATACGAGTACCTTCACTGGTAAGGACTTCACCCAGCAGGTAATGCGCATGCATGTCTTCACGTGGTGCAGTTGTGCAAACATCCGGATGTCCAATGTGGCATGTACCCCACAGCGCGGCATATCCGAAGATATGACGACCATCATCCGCGATGTTGACACCTAGCCGTACAGGCTGGTCCGTCACATGCTTGAACATCCATGCGTTTGGTGCAGTGTATCCATCAACATTACCGCATGCAATGAGTGTCTTCACTGCATCACCCAGCACATCCTCGCTGAACGGTTGCGCCGTCAGTCCATGCTTGTGCTTCAGTGCGTAAGACAAACGGTCATACCGCTGACGACGACGTGCAAGACTAATGCCCAAGGTCGCGTCGGTCAACAGTCGTCCAAGTTCAGCGACGATGTCATTGACACTGGCGGTTGGTTCAGCGTCACCAGTACCTGACGCAGTAGGTGCGCTCGTTGGTACTGGGACTGTCTTCACAGGTGGCATGGCGTCCATTGCTACTGTACTAATCTGCGCTTCAACAAATGCCGGCAAATCGACCAACGTCGCGCCACGAATCCGCCCAGCATGGAAGACCATCTTGTCCGGTGGCGGACCGAACAACTGCGACAGCATATCGTCTTCAGGTGTTGACTCAGTGCCATCGTCACTGCCATCATCTGGTGCAACAGGGAAGATGAGTTCAACGTCTGAATCCGCCACAGAGTCGACGTCAACCGAGACACCCCGAAGCATCTGCCCTTGGACTGACTGGTAGGCCTGTAGGCCTTGTGGAATCGAGACATTGAAGAATCCCTTACCACGAATGATGTTGGGATCGACATCATCGCGCCAGACCTCATCGATACGCGCGACGTTAATGGCTCCCTGGTGCTCACCGAAGTCCTCAGGGGCCCAACGTAGTGGCAACCAAGGGTCAGCCCAAGTTAGTGACCCAGGGGCGAACTCACGGCCATCACCAGTGGTCTGACCCTCGACAACAAGGATGCCCTCCCAAGCGGCTAATGTTCCATCAGGCAGTGTCGCAAGCTCAGTCGACCAAGACGCCATTGCAGGCACTGTACCAGGGAGATTGGTCTGGCCAATGGCACCAACCGAATCACCTTCAGTGTCGGTACCTGTCACAGATGGTGCATCAGTAGCAAGGAATACAGTCTTTGTTGGTGGCACAGTTGCCTCCGCCTGAATTGCCATTTGTACCGTGTTATATCCCAATGGGATATCAGTTACGACAGCACCAAATGCCACACGGACCTTATCGAATGTGATCGGTCCGACACACTGAAGTGCAGCATTGACCATTGATGCTGGGTCAGTCGAATATGCTAGACAGACATGCGGTTGCCAAGGTTGGTGCTGCTCTGGCATGCTAACCTGCCAGAGTTCATTAAGAACGTCTTCAACGCTGTCGCGTGCCTCGTCAAGACCAGTGCCTCCAACATTCATGACAAGTGCAGGCGTGTCACCCAGCGGATTCCAGATCGCAACACCGAAACCTGTGACTGACAATGACGTCTGGTCCAGCATGACCGTCTGGATGTTGGTAACAATTTGTTGCCGAGCAACATCGTCATATTGCGCATTGTCACCTAAGAAGAAAAGCGTCAGATGCAATTCTTCTGGAGTCTCACCACCAGGTAGTGCAAGACGCGCAATGTCCGCATCACTGGGTACAAGTGCGACCATTGCACCAGTGTGCTTCTGAATAGGTTCGATGTCCGTGTCAGAATCATCGTCACCATCAGGTACGTTGTCAGTGTCGATGTCAGATGACGTGTCATCCACATCAAGCGCTGCAGTGAGATCTGGCATATCACCACCCATGCTACTCATGACATCAGTGACATCAGTGTCATCAATGACACCCATAGTACTTGAATCACCGACCTCTGTCGTACCACCACTGGCGTCAGTCATGTTGTACACGATGTCACAACGACAGTTGGCAACTTCACCAGCAGGACCATTCATGTCCCCCGGGTATGCTAACGACCAGCCACCCACATTGAATGGATCACTCATTTGCTGCACCTGACCATTGGCATTGCGATGGTCTGGGCGTACACGGCTGTCAAGAACGCACAGCCATTCCTTGGTCATTCCAACACCTGCATCGTTCGCCATTGACGCATATGTGAAGGACCCAAAGTTTGCTGCAGTGTTGACTTCAGTACGTGCAATAACATCTGCGCGAGGTTCGGTCACATGTGCAGCAAGTTGTACACGAGATGATAATTGCTCAATGGGCTCACCAGCCGCCATGCCATCGGCTAACCCAGCGGATGCATGCGTCCACAGATCATTGCCGATATTCTTGAGTCGGTTCGTCGCATTGCGAAGATACGCCTCAGAAACATCATTCGTTACAACAGGTGCTACAAAATCAGGTGGTGCAGCCTTACTAATACTTGCAAGTACCTTATTTGCAGAAGCAGTGTAGAGATCTGCCACAATTGGCACAAGAACATTATCAACTTCAGCCGACCACATCGTTCTGATGACACCAAGGTCATTAGATGATGCAGAAACTGAATCTGTGCTCTGGCCTGAGACAGATGACCCATCTGCTGGCCCAGGGGTCGCATTTGGAGTGCCTGTAGCCTCCGCTGAGGCCCTAAGACTGGCAGTCGACAGTTTCCTACTGGCTGCGGTCGCCACCTTGGTCAGGGAGACGATGACCTGGTGAGAAAGCTTATCTTCCCACCGTGCAGTTGTCTTTCTACTAAGACCTTTAATGCGAGTCATCGAATACCAACCCCGTTTGTCCGATTTATACGCAATGTTTGCTGTTGCGTTGCATTCGGAGCTGGTGGTGGGTCATTACGAGTATCTGGTGGACCCTTCTTGACATCAGTAGGTGATTGACCTGCGGCCGGAGGCTGGTTGTCGTTAGACGGGGAGGAATCAACAACTGTGCTACCACCGTTGGTATCGCCTCCAGCCGCAGGAGCTATTGGTGTCGGCGGAATCAATGACTCATCGCCAGTAAGAGCCGCCAATGCATTCATGGATAGTGGACCGCCACCCAGTGCAATCTTCTTAAGTGCAATGGACTTCAGGTCATCCATGTTGGGTTCATCGTCTTCCGAGAACCCAGACTCGCGTCGAAGAGCTTCACTCGACAGTTCACCACGATCGTAAGTGTCGCCCGCTTCCTTAGAACGGTCAGGTTGCTGGGCAAGTTCACTAACGTCATACCAAATTAGATACTGGCCACCATCAGGTGATGTTCGCGAAATACCAAGTGAATCAAGAATCGGGTACAAGAATCCTTGAGTGTAGCATGCTACTAGCATCTCAACTGGCGGCGAGATGTATAGCTTGATGGATGTCTCTTCCATCTGCCATGCACCCCAGTGGTTCATGTTACCAGTCTTGCCGTTCACGACCTCTGCAGGAATGTTCAGTGTTGAAGCCAATCGCTCCAATGCCTTAATACGGTTTTCCATTACCTCTTTGCCAAGAGGTGTATCCAAGGCGAGATGCTTGATCTGGTCAATGTACTGCGCAGGTACCTTCAATGGAATGGGCATCGCAGCACTAGCACTGCCAGGATTCTTGATGGATCGCGCTGCGATATCAATAAGTTCCGCAACAAATGGATCCGGTTGATCCTTGAACTGTGTTTTCGCTGGAAATGTGACTTCTTGTGGGATTAGCAGCAATCCGTTACTTGCGAGTCGAGACAATAGCGTCGCAATGATGTAACGGTTGTAGAAGTCAATCTCACGCATGATTGGCAACGCAGACATGCACACAGATGTGGCAGCCCAAGAGAACTGCTCGTCAGGATCCCAACACCGTACAACCATTGACTCAGGTGCTAGTTGCCGCCACTCATTGCGATACACATTGACTTCATAGGTGACAGTGCCGCCACCATTCATCAGAGTCTTTGTCTGGCGCTGCTTGATGCGAATCTCGTCAGATGAGTAAACAGTCCATGTCATACTTGACAAGTTGCCCGCACCTGTAGGATCTTCACCTACAAGATACGAATCACCAGCGACAGACAATTGGACGATCTGTCGCTTGAGAATTGCGGCTTGGCCATTGATGCCGCCGCCCATGGAAGCAACGATCTGAGCAATTGGACCGTCAGTAACAACGCTGGGTTGGTCCTCACCAATGCGTGTTACTGCAGCAGTGAGACGAATCTTCGATGCAGCATTAGCAAGCCACGTACCAATGGAAAAGTGCAGTTCACCCAGGGTGTGATAAAAGGCCCATGCCTCACGTTGCCATTCAAGTGGTGGAATGACAAGTGATCGGGTATTGTCAACAACAAGAATCTCAGCAGATGCTGTGAGACCATGCTCTTCACGTGCATCACGATAGGGACGATCCATGCCAGACCATGGCATCATTTCACCAGTAGTCTGATGTCTCACACGACGGTCAGCCATTGGGGTCCCTAATTTTCAAGCTGTGACATCAACCCAGTAACTGCAGATGATGCAGACGCAATCATGATGCAAATCCACCACTGCCAGTGCATTGCAAATCCGAGACCGACTGACCCAGCGGCGCCTAGCCACAGACTGATGCACCACGGGCAACCCGTGTCCTGGTTATTACCAATCAGATAAATTAGCCAATGTCCTTCAGGCTTATTACGAATGAGCCATGAACGAACATAAGCAATCGGCGGAAATGTGTCTTGTCCAATGAATCGGCTAAGCCGATACACCGTCAAGAAGAAAAGTACGAGCAACATCCACGGTGGCAACACTAGGTCATTGTAGCAACAAAAAAGAGACCTACCTGACTTCCCAGGTAGGCCTCTTTTCACAGGTACGCCGTTGTACCTATGTCTGTGCGTCAGGCAGTCGGCGCAGCGGGGTCAACGACCGGAGTGGCAGGCGCCGGGTTGAGGATCGCGTCCGCAGCCTGCACGGTCGCGTCAAGCGCATCCATCTTGGTCTGCACATCGGCGGGAACTCCGCCTTGCGCAGCAAGAGCCGCGGTCAGTTCGGTCTTGAGCTCATCCACCGCAGTGGTGACGTCCGCGGCGAACTTCTGGAAGTCCGCGGTCAAGCCATCGATGTCAGCCATGATTTGCTCCAATGAGTGGTGGATAGCCATCAACACATCGTCGTGGCCAGAACAAACATTACGGTGGCAGTCAAACAACATCGATTACCACCTATCCTCGTATGGGTACTGAAGTGGCGGGGGCGGGATTTGAACCCGCGACCGTGAGGTTATGAACCTCCTGCGCTACCAAGCTGCGCTACCCCGCGACGTTCATATGCATTATACCATGGGTGATTGGTGCTGTATCAGTGTTGTTCGCCAGTCAATATGGCCTTGACAGTGTCAAGTTGCAGACGAATTTCATGGTGTTCTTGAAGCATTGTCTGTTGTTGATGCAGGATTGCATCAGTGTCAAAGTACATCTGCTCAGATCGCTTGTCTGCAGCACGAGACTGTAATGACTGCCCAACCATGATGACTGGCAATAGCACAAGCTGAAGGAATGTCTGTGCGACCCAGGCGACCATGATAAGTGCTGATCCAGATGCAAGTGCCGCAGGAAAGCTTATGCAAGCAAGAATCATGAACACGTACGCACACCACATCGTACCTACGCTGTTTGAGATATATATGGCAAGTCGTGCGTTTGTCCGATAAATCGCATTGCCAACATGATGTTGGTCTGCTACCTTGACCGGACCTTCAAGTGCACGTTCTGCGATGCGTGGATGTGACATCAATAAATCACTTATCTCATTGCAATTGCTTGGAATGCACAATACGCAGGCTTACGACTACCGTTGTATCGCAGCAATCCGAAATGCTGTTCGCGGTCAATCAGATCTGTGCCAGTGTCACGTCCTGCGTACCAGAACAATGGACCTGCCCATGATTGTGCGTACCATGTGTTATACGCTTGTGTTACAAGTATTGCTTGTGCTTGCTCAGTAATCGAGTTAGACCCGCCTGTGGCCTGTCCATATTCAGTGCCCCAGATCTTCTTAGCGCCATCACCATGACTTGACATGATCGTTGCAAGAGCAGCGGAGTCTGGTACGAATTGCGCGCCAGTCATTGGGTTATCCGCACCAGTGTATGGATGCCAGGCAATCGCATCAAAGTATCCGACACCTGCAAGAGTTGTATACACGTCAGTCAGGAACGTCGACTGATTAACACCAGCTGGATCCCAGTCAGTAGGTGCCATCGATCCCATGATAATGGTGACTGACTTACCCAGTTCGGTCGCTGCTTGACGAACACCATCAACAATAGGTATTAGCATATTCGTTGTGTAGAATGCACCATCTGGCGCCCAACCAGGATGCGTAAGATTGACCTCGTTGCCAATCTCGTAGGTGTTGACACCCAGTTGCAAGTAATGCTTCACCGTTTGATACGCGTAGTTCGTATACTTCGTTGTGTCGTTCGGTATGCCATAGTCACCGATGCCACTATTCGCCCAAGCAGGCACCGTGTGAAGGATCGCCAGATACTTCAGCCCAACTGCTTTTGCATCTTGCACAACTGGATCATATAGCCCCCATTGCCAGTTACCTGGTGACGGTTCTAGATACTCCCAAGCCAGATCACTACGAATCCATGTAGCATTGGCATTTGCCATCGCCTTATAATCTGCTGCACGCTCAGTGTTCCATGGTTGTAAGCCACCAACAGCGACACCAGCGAGATAGCGAGTCATAGTATGCGCTCCAGGTGTACAGGAAGTGGTCGTTACAATGGTGCGTGCTTTAGCCGATGCTTGCGGCATCGCAGCGACGCCAACGATAAGCAGGCCTGTAACGAATGCAACCCAGTGTCGATACCGCATGCGAACATTGTACTATGTTTGCTGATCTAATCTTATCAGTAGTTAAAGTCACATATGAAATTCTCCTTTACATTCGTACGCGTGTGAGATCATCATTGTGCCAGTCTGGTGCTGTGTGCGTCCAGTCGCCAGGTTCAACGGACCGTGTCAGGTCAACGTCTGCGAAGCCCTCAGGCACACCGAGAGACCCTTCTGAGACCACTTGATGGTATGCCAGCACTAGGGCATCTGCCTCGTCTGGTGAGCGTCCTAGGAACTTGATAACCTCATCTTTTGGCTGAATCTTGATCTTGCCCTTACTGTCAAGAATCTCATACAGTGGTGTAGTCAATTCTTGAAGTGCGTCGTCATTGACGTCCTCGAGGTCACACAGATGAAGACGCACCAACTCACGCATGCTCCACCACAACTCAGCACGCTTATTCAGATAGAGACCTTCAGTTCCAGGGGTCGACCCAGCGCCAAAGTTAACTGGCAACACTTCAGCATCATGACGAAAAGCACCAAGGTCACTTGATACTGCATTGTGCTTTGATGAAGATTCTTTCAAGGCACCAGCGATGCCCCAACCGATACCTGTGCTGTCAACCTTGACCTTAGTGACACCATGCTCTTGCAATTTCAGAGCAATGAATCCAACTGTCTTCATTGGGTCAGCATCAATGAACTCGTATGATGGTCCAGCTTTAGCACCATAACGAATGCGCACGATTGTGCGGTCGCCACCGCCACCAACATCAACGCCTGCCTCAATGGGCAAGCCTGGTGGCAGTTCAAGTTGACGGCATGTCTCAGCCCAGCTGATGGGTACCGTCACGAATGGTGATGTGCCGTGTGGGAACTCACCTGTGCATTTTGATGTGAAGAGAGCGGATCCATCGCCCCATTTGCGACGACGCTCTTCTACCCAGTCTGGGTGGATAAGCAGATCTTTCAGTGATTGGCTAACGCCTTCACCAGTGAAGTTCGGTGTATCCCAATATGAGATACGAATGCTGTGCCAGTCAGGACTCTTCACTGTCGTGGCAAATTCAGAGTGTTCGTCATCTGGATTACCGATTGCCAAGAAGCGAGCATGCTCGTTGGCACCCAGTGTTGAAGCAGCATCCCACAGTTCTGTCGGAATGCCGCATGCTTCATCAAGAATGATCAAAATGTAGCGTGCATGGATGCCCTGGAATGCTGTGGCATCGTAGTCATTTGGCTTACGACCGAATGCGACCAGTTCCTTACCAACGTACCATTCACTGAGGTTCGTGCGGCCTATGAGACCCAGTCTTGAGTGCAGACGGTTAATCTCGCGCCAAAGGATTGCCTTGACCTGCTTGTCCGTAGGTGCCGTCGTCAAGACGAATGCTTCACCAGGTGCATGTGTTGAGAGCCACCAGCATCCGACTAATGACGCTGTCCAGGACTTACCGACTTCATGGCATGAACGTACAGCAACTTGCTTATGGTCACGCACCGCTTCAAGAATCTCACGTTGCTTGGACCACAGTTCAAGGTTGTGCTTGCTTTCTGCCCATGCTACTGGATCGCGCTGAAATTGCATGTCAGGTGGGTCAAGCAGATCAACGAGTTGCCGAAGAACTGCAGGACGTTGACCCAGTGATCCTGTCATGTGGTTACCGCGTCAGTTTTCCTGGGGGCGAGCGCGTCATGGTCGAAGGCGCCGGGGCTGTGTCGACACACCACGTACTCGCCCGTGGTGTCCAGTCCGACCGGTTCGTAGCGCAGCTCGCCGGACATCGTGATGTACGGCTTATCCCACCCGAACATGAGATCGGGAAGCGCGAGCAACTCCAGGCTGATCGCCGTCACCTCGGGTCGACCGGACGTGTGCAACACGTGGTGCGTTCCGGCCAGGTCGACGTAACCGCTGAACATCGGCGGCGGTGGCAGGTCGCGCACGTCGACGTGGTACGTGCGGAAGCTACAATAAGCGTCGAGGTATGCCAGCACTGTCTCTCGCAACGTGGGCTCAGCCATTCGCGGGGTCCTTCGCGGTCAGTGGCCGGCCGAGACCGAGCAGCCACTCCCGAACCTCGGTGACCGTGGCGATCATCAACAACTGATTGTCGGCCGGCACGTCCTCCCATGGCTTCGCGCTGGCCTCACGAGTGCGGTACCCAAACATCGGAGCGAGGCGCTCGTATGCCTCATGGAAGCGTTGGGCGATAGTTTCGGCTGGCGGCAGCACCAAGCCGGCGCCGAGCGGCGTGGCGGCGAGCATGTCGAGGATCTGACCGGCCAGCAGGCCGCACCCGTCGGCATGCTCGACGTGCTCGTTAGCCAGTCCGCGGATCATCGACAGTGCCGTTTCGGCAAGGTCGCGCCGTTCGCGCATCTGGTCGATCCTGCGCTCGATGTCGATCCGCTTGCGCTTGACGAAGTCGGCAATGACGAGATCGGCGATTGCGGGCTGGTTGTTGGGCTGCGGTAGCGGTTGCATCTCGGTGCTACCGGATCACAGTGCGTGTACGGGCACGACGGTTAAGCAGAACACAGATGGGGTACCCTGTCATGGCCCATAGTCCAATGGTCATGAAGCTCCAGAAGATGTGCTTAGCATGGTTGGTGCGCTGGTATGTATATGCAACCATCGGCTGCATCTGCACCTGGACGGGAACCTGCTGCACGGGAACCTGCTGTGTGTGGATGTCCATGTCTAGCTCCTTCAATCTCATTCTTGTCGTTAACTTCGATGTTGACTGTATCACAAGTCTCTCAACTTGTACACTGCTGTGGTGAACGCAGCCTCTGCCCCAGCGAAGCTATGCAGTTCTGCGGAATTATCACCAGTCCACTGTACTGTTTCAATGATGACAGGCTTCTTACGGAAGATGTGTATTGTGCCCATACTATTTGAGCCACTTTATGAGTACTAGTACAAGCGACCCAGCAAGCGATGCCGAGACGAGTGCCAGGCCGACGGCCAGGAGGATGACGCTAGCCTTCATGAGCGGCACTTCCTAGCTAGTTCGTCAACTGGTGGACGTGGCCGTGGGATTGGGTTAGTCATGACACATTCTTGAATGTCGTGTTGGCATCAAACATGTTCATCGCAATGGGAGCATCCAAGACAGTGTACACATCAGACAGGAACTTCACTGGGTCAACCGCAGCAGGATCCCAGTCGATAGGCGACATCGATCCCATGACAATAGTGACAGATCCACCAACCGCAACACCTTTAATGCGCTGTGATGTCATGCGGCATCCTTCGTCTGTAGGTACTTCTGGCGGTTGTTCTTGATGAAGACCGTGTCGGTGTATCCCGAGTCGTCGTGGACCCACTCTTGGGCAGGCACCCAGTCGCAGTCCTCCATGTAAGCAACCGCGTCTTCGTAGAAGGCAGCACCGTCACCTCGACGTCGTGTTGTCTCGACGATGACCAGGTCAAGCAGGCTCAGGTCAGCGGCACGTAGCAATTCGTACTCGCTGCCTTGCGTGTCTAGCACTAGTACGTTGACCAGTGACGACAGATGTGACATCGGAACTGTCGGAACGACGACGGTGTCGCCGGTTGCAGTGGGGTGCGGACTAAGCCCGCTCCATACCGTGCGTGCAGCGAGGTGAAGCTGCTGTGGCCCCTTGGAGCGCGTAGTGACCGCCGCAGCAACGATACTGACCGTGGGATCGTTGACTGCACGGGAACGTAAGACTTCGAGATTGCGCGGGTCGGGTTCGTAGAGATAGATGGTCTTGAACCCGCACTCATGGTAGATGTCAACCTCTTCACCATGATGCGCGCCAATGTGCGCCACTGCACTTGGCATAATGCTGTGCTCTCGCATGAACTCAGGCAAAGGTGCAAACGTCCACGACTCCTGTGGTGCCAACTTGACGATATCTGGCATTGTCTCATATCTCCTTGCATCATTATCAAATGGTATTAATACGCCATTTGGGTGGGAACCAAGCTTGCAATGGCTTCGGGTCTGGTGTGTACTTCTGCTTGATCCGCGTACGCCCTGACAATCCTGCGATCTCAGGATGTGCCATACGTGCATATTTGTCTGTCTCGCAGAACAAGTTTTCGCAGTCAGTCAGATGCAATCGACGTCCATTTAGTCCATTGAACGTCAAACCCAGCCGGGCAAAATGCTCATCTTGCGTATCAACCATATACTGAAGTATTTGGTCCTCAATGCCACGTGGAACCGCACCGAAACACTTACGAATGCCGTCACGTGCTCCTGGACCAGGCATTGAGAATTCGTTCTCATCAAAGTCGATGACATTGCTGTAGTTGATGTCAAGAAGCAACTGGTATGCCAGAAAGTTGCCAATAGACGGATACTGGAGTAGCACCTGAAATGCATGTTCCATGCCAGTCGCATGCATCAATTGTTCATGCACTCGTGTTTCCATCATGTAACGCAACAATTGCACATGATTGGAGTGTCGACGTTCCTGCCCAAATGCTGGTGTTGCGATGATGTACGCCGCCGAGTACAAGCGTTGCTTATTTGCGAATGCCTTTGACAACACAGCGTCATAAGCAGCAAAGTCAGCATTCTTGTATGTCAATTGGCCAAAATGCGACGTCAGCAATTGCCATGTTGACACACGATTGAACAATCTAAACAGAAGTGATCTGAAGACGACTTCCTTCGGATCTTGTGACCCAGTGTAGAGCACATCACGAATGAGAAACTGACTCACACGATCTGCAGCACGAAAGCAGTTAGTGAATCGATGATTTAGCAGAATTGGGTCAGAAGTCCATGGCGCTGGCAAGCCAGCTTGCCGAGATTCGTAAATGTGCTGTCGTGCAGCTGCAAATCGCCAATATGTATCAAAAACTGGAGTTGTGTGCAGTTCTCGTCGCGCAATGTTGACGATTTGTGTCATTAGTCTCGTTATCTTCCTTGTATTGAAATCTTGGCAATGTCACTAGCAAGTGAGAAATCCTGCTTGTACTTCTCATATGCCAGTTTGTCTGCAGCAAATATATCAGGGTGATTCGACTCAAGATAAGACTCGTCCCAGTCGGCTGCACCGACACTGGGATGCAAGTGTGTGATCTTCATATCAGGCAAGTACATGAGACAGTTTGCGCCCAGTCCCAGATCACGCCAGTAATTATCACAGTACATGTGCTGTAACACTGGCGGAGCCATGTGACCCAGCTGGATGAGGATGGGAGTGCTGATTACACATGCAGTTGGCAGTGTCTCGTGTTGAATGCCATCATCGCCATACACGATTCCCATGCCCTGCATGGCGTCCAGTGCAGCATGAACCTGTTCGTCCCAACCCTGTGTCATAGGTCGGTGATCGTCGCCCATATATCCGATGGCACGAATCTCTGGTCGTATCATTCGTGCAGAGTAATAGTTGAGCGTACCGACGAGTCCTCGACGTGGACCTGTACCTATCATCATGTGTGGGTAAATCTCAACTGCCTCGTTGTATACATCCTTGTATTCATGATTGTCGTTGCCATCTACACATAGCATCAACCACACACTGCCCATTAGGCCAGTGACAGTGTTAGCAAATGCTCGTGCCAATGGAACGATGGATCGCGCACGCTTACGCGTAGGAACAAGGATGACGATGTTGCCACTCATTGTCTCTACATCTCTCCTGCGTTGATCATTGCGTCATCAACGACTGCACCGTCGACAACTCGCCAGGTACCGGTGCATGGCGGCCAATCCTCATACGGCAGTAGCACTAGCAGAAATCGATCGACGCCTGCTGCCTTAGCAGAGTTGTATTGGAACGACCAATTGTTGTCAAAGTGATTTAGCACTAAGGCGCGTGCATGATTACCTGATGCAGCAGTGACCGCAAGGTATCGGTTACGTAGTGGTTCACCCGTGACTGGGTGCATGTGGTCGTAACCGAACGTGAAGATGTACGTGTACAGAGGCGTAGCTTCATCTATCTCTGTCATGATGATTCACCTTCTTCATCAACATTCGCTATTTGCTTAGCGATTGCTTCGCCTTCAATCTCGTTCGGCACAGGTCCACTCTCAAGTGCAAGCAATCCGATCCTTAATTTACCACGTACCGCTGTCATTTGTTCTTCGTTGAGTTGAGCTGACTCCAACGCTTGCATCATCACAGTGAAGAGTTCTGTAGCTTGCACCTGTGTTGCTAGTACTAGCTTCTCTGCGATGCCAGCCTTGATGGCGATGTTAGACGTCTTCGCAAGAAAGTCATCGGCTTTCTCAAGTTCTCGCATGATCGGGTAGTGTTGTCCACCTGGCAAGAAGTCTTCATTCTCGCCCGCACACTGGCCCAGCTGGTCATGCCACCATGCTGATCTGGCTGCCGCTCGTCGCACAGTACCCAGCAGCGCATCCCAGGGACTGATATCCAGCTCACGACCCAGCGCGTGTGCCATGAGCCAGGCTCCTCTCGCAGTCTCATACACCGAGTTACCGCCATGCGAAGCACAGCGTCCAAATCCTACGTGATCCGTTCGGGCACCTGCTTTTTGCGGACATGGCCCAGCGGGTTTACCCTCACGGTCAGTCGTCGGCGTTCCACAGCTCAAACGTGTGTCATTTCCTTCCTCTTTTCCTCCCTCTCTTCTCTTTTTTTCCTCCCTTTCCCTTTCTTGCTTCTCCACAGTGGCACGCGCGTCTGCGCGTCGCTTGTCATCTCGAGACATGCGTTCAACTACTTTCAACTACGTTCAGTGATCACATCAACTGCAAATAGCAATAATCTAGTCGACACTAGGAGCTTGTAACATCTAGCCGCCACTAGGCGTTTCAACAAGCGTTACAAGATCAAACATGCCCTGACCTTAGGAAATAAAGATCATGAAACGGCGTAACACTTGTAACGCCTTGTTGCCACCGTCAATGCATGCATGGTGCGATGTGTGTGAGCGCATGTGTGTGGGTGCACATGTGCGAGCGTGCGCATCACATACCTGCGCGCCATGGTGCGCACGGACCGACATTAAGGTGTTACAGGTGTTACAGTTGTTACATGATCTTTATTTCCTATAGTCAGGATGCTTATGATCTTGTAACACCTGTTGTAACATCTTAGATTCTCATCTATATCTAGCTGTTATAATGCACTGTGCAACCAACAACTCACAAGTTATTTACCACCATCAGTTCGTTCAAACCGAAGCATTTCAGAAATGTTATTCAATAACCCTGGGCAAATCCATCCACGTACTACTTGAGTCTTGCCCTGCCAAACCCATCTAATTCGACGTGTTACTGGATCACGTACTAATCCAGCACGTTGAAAGTCCATACCAAGTGAAATCATTGATCGAATCTCTTTAACACCTTGTGACTCACACCACTCCGTATACATTCCATGAATCACGCTATTCGGCAACCACTGGGTTGAACCATCAGTTGCGAAAGTGTCTGCTAGGAACAATTCCAAGACATTCTCATCTTCTCGATATGTCTGACCCATATCGACGACACGTTGTGGTGACCCAAGACCACCCAACTCCAGATACCCAGCCAGACCTTCAAGACACCAATTCAAAATGCCTGAAGATTCTTCCAACAACACCTGCATGTAGTTAGTGATCCGTTGATCTGTTGGGATGACTGCATCAAATGGCACAAGGTCTAACCGACGCCAGAACCCATCTGATGAGTCAGACACCCGCGGCTTGTTATTACCAGCAATCCACAACTTGGCCTGCATTGAGAACTCAAATGAATCTTTCGCAATTTTTCGTGCTCGAACCTTAGATGATCCTGTCAACTCTTTCACTCGAGACTCATTGATCCGACCACTGGGTGTTTCGTCGATGAAGGCCATACGAATTCCAGCAAGGTCTGCAATAACCGTTTCATGTTCTTGCCCCGAGCCTTGCAACAACTTCGATGATCCACGAATGCCGTACTCACCCATGATCTCCAACAATGTTTCGATCATGACATTCTTGCCATTGTTGCCACCGCCGAAACCAAAGAAGAACTTCTGCGCGTCAACAATCCCAGTCAGCGTGTAACCCATCCAACGCTGCACGAACGCGATCCAGGACCAGTCAATCTCACCAGTTGCTGACTGAGATACCAACTTCATGTGCTCCAGCCAGCGAGGGCATTCAGCCGCTGGGTCATATAGCACATTGGCAACTCGCGTGTTGAAATCCGATGGCTCCGACACACGGTGCTTGCGCGTGCGCAGATCAATTGTTCCATTTTTGACGACTAACGTCCACGGATCTGCGTCCAGTGCATTCGCTGAAACTTTGACACGAGGGTCAGATGCCGCGAGCTCCAACATTGATTGCCGTGCACCAGCACTTGATGAAGCGACATACCAAGCACGAATACGATCTGCTTGGTCATCGTCTGATGCCTCGAACATCGCTTGTTCTTGACGAAGTTGCAATAGCACTTCATGTGTCATGTCCAAGACATCATTCAATTCGTCGTACTGCCACACATTCCCACGCCAGACATGCCAACCAAGTCCTGGGACGTACAGCGTTGATTCACGAAACAAATTCACGAATCGATGTGCATTACCAGTCGGCGTGAGCTCAACCTCGAACGCCGGCGGCTGGTTAGCAAACGCAGGCCCGGATCCCAGCCCAGCGGGCCGTTCTGGCGCTCCCATTCCTCCGCTGGGCTCCGAAAACCCCTTTTTAGTAGGTTTACCTAGGCGCGCAATCCAGGAGCTGTATCCTGACGTCTCCGCAGCATCAACGTCTGGTATGACCTCATGTTCAACGCGATCAACTTTGTATTTGACGTCTTCCCAAGGGAATTCGCCATCTGACTGGTCAAATCGCGTCCAATGCTCAAACGCCTGCTCTTCCAATGCAGGACCAGTCACACCTCGCTTGCGAAGACGAAAAATCGCGTCATTGATGAAGTAATCGCGATATCCTCGAGGCGCACCATCACGTGAGAACAACTCAAAGTCATAACCCTCAGGACGCGACATCCCACTGGCACCACTACCACCAACGCCAACAGCACCAGTACCAGCACCACGTCCGCGGTATCCTTGTCGCTTCCCTCGTGTCAACCACTTAATAATCTCATTTGGTAGTTCTGCAACTGGAGTGCCTGGGTTCAACCACTCACGCGTACCAACACCTGGCGCGCCGACATATCCCAACTCTGCTTTGACATCAACAAACGGCAGGATTCGTCCACTCGTAATGTAGACGTTTGGCGGGAGCGCATAATAGAGATGCAATCCACCAGATACTGATCGCGCACGCAATGTCTCAGGCAGTCCAGTGCTCAGCTGGGTGTGTGCCTCCCAAGCTGTGATAACATCAATACCAGTGTCACCGTCACCGTCGCCATGTGCCTCAGCATCAATGACCAAGATGCGTGATGCTTGACCAGTCCGAATAGCAAGTGAACCATGTGGCAGTGCTGCAAGCATCAGTACGAAGCGGTCAAGATCACCTGTTGCCATATGGAAGCCATGACACAATAAGCAATCACATGCCTCCATGTCATGCCGCTCAGCACCTTGGCGAAAGTTACAACGTGCACAATTCTTAGGTGGAATCTTGCCGCCAGTGCGATCTGTAGCAAGAAGCATCACCTTCCAACCACGTTCGATGTAATCCTTCGCTACATCAAAACGAACGTCATTTGGCATATGTTTCCTCTCATTAATCTCACATCTTGTAACAGTCAAGTAACAATCAGTGTCCAAATGTTACAGTATGTACCAATTGATGTGCCAATTGACGTGCAGAGAACTTAATTATACATAGTCACGTAAATGGATCCCACGCCAGTGGAAACGCAACATGGTATTATTAAACGAATCTTACATATGAGAAAAACGAGATTTTGGAGGAACGCATGTCAGAGACAGCGTTGACACACGCTCGGGACATGGTGCTGATGACGCGAGAAGGCCCAGTCACTGTGCACGGCTTGCTGCTGGGTCAAGGATCCAGTCGTAGCAATCTGCACAGCCACATCAATGACGTGGCGGCGCCTGGGCAGAAATGCAAGGCATGTCGGTGGTCTGAGGTGAAGATCATTAGACTAACACATCATAATGAAGAGCGACTGGGCGCTTACATTGTGCACACAGCTGGTCTTTCCAATGTGCCGGGTGAGATGCAGAAAGTACGGTTGGTTCGTACTGATGATGCAGCATCTGTCATCAGTGCACTGATTGTGCGCAAGTTTGATCGTGGTGAATTGTGCGAATCATTCATCACACGCCCAGCACAAGATGCGCTTGATGACGCAGCAGACAATGACGAGAAATTTCAGCTTGTGTTCGATCAATGGATTAGTAATCCTGTGAACGAAATGTTACTCGACACAGCATAAGCGAATAATTCCGACAACGAAATGGTACTAGCACACGTCAACACAGTGTGTTGGCCACCTGGTATAGTAATTGAGCAGTGATACCCCAGACACCTGGGTAAGTTGATCCAGCTTAGTCGCACGCCTGATGCACATGGCCCCTAGCCTACACCATCAGGCCTGCCGTCCCAAGATGACGTTAAACTCGGTTCGGTCCCGATGTTCGACTCGCCCTTCTCATATGACCGTAAAAACTGCAGAGTAACGTAGCGGGCGCTTGGCCCCGGCTGTACTGGGCGCAGCAATGGGTTTATGACCCATGGTTCGTACAGCTGGGGCTAAGTCGAACTTCGTTCCGGTTGCGTTTAGTATTTGCCTCGGTATGTCAACCTTGTGAAGTACTGATAGCGTATAGTGAAATCAGAACCGAGCGGGTCGTAGACATCGGCGTCGCGGCCCGCTCGCGTTAACCTAAATGGAGATAACGAGATGAATCACATCAACATTGGTACCAGTGTCTATATCGGTTGGTGTGTCCTTGTCATCGTCACGATGCTTGTGCTACTCGCGCAACCGATACCTAAGAAATATGTGAAATATCAAGGCATCCATCGCCCTCAACGTCCAGTCATACAAGCACGTGAGTCATACCGTGCACAGCATTACGCTCCAATCATTTACGCTCGTGGAGACGTGGCTCGATATACTGCACATAGGTACATCACATATCGGTGATAGGATCAACTGAGAAAATGAGAATAGGAGAGGATAAATATAGATGCTCATCATCGTCGAAGGACCTGACGGCGCTGGCAAGTCAACACTGGTGAAACGTCTTATGGATGCAGTTCTAGCGCATTCACCGGATGAGAAGCTTGACATTCTACATGCAGGGCCACCAACGAAGCATCCATTTGACGAGTATGAAACACCACTTCAAGACTATCAGCCAGGCACCCAGCGGACTGTCATTTGTGATCGCTGGCACCTCGGAGAAGCGGTGTATCCAAACGTGCTGGGCAGACACACTCGCTGGTCACATGCAGTGTCTCAGCACATTGAGACATTCCTATGCAACCTGGGTGCCATTGTCATCTATATGGAACCACCACTTCCACTTCTCATTGCGCGATTGACAGCACGTGGTGATGATCTCATTGCACCACATCAATTGCGTGAGATCATCGCTGGGTACGACTTTGTTATCAGGCAGTCGATGCTTCCAGTACTGCGGTATAGCAAGCAAGTTGATGACTTTGACATCATGAATATCATACGAATTGCGCGTAGGCATGAAATTGGACGCACGATGGGGAGTGACCACGACTAGTGGAGATCATCCAACTACGGACTGGGTTTGAAGATTACTGGAAGCTGCCGCAACTTGTGCGAGACAGAGGACAGCAGTGTGCTCCTCGTGGTCAGACTACGTGGGACCTTGGTCCGACCACTCTCGTATTCAAATCCGCGGATAACGCTCTACCTATCGGATGCGGACGTCGAGTCAACTCGCATATCGCCGCAGCAGAAGCCATCCAGCTTATCGGAGGCTTCGGAGATCCTGCCCTGACGGTCTGGTCCAGTGACGCATTCAGAGCGTTCCAGGAGGACGACGGAACCTTCCATGGCGCCTATGGTGATCGCATCGGCGATCAGTTGAACGATGTCGTCAACAAGTTACGTCGTGACCCAGATACACGGCAAGCAGTCATCACGTTGTGGGATCCGAAGAAGGATTCTGCACTAGGTGCAAAGCGGGACTATCCCTGCACCGTTTCACTGGGATTCCGACTGGTAAACCAAGGCCAGCCAGTTCTGGAACTGAATACCTTAATGCGGTCGAACGATGTGTGGCTGGGTACACCGTATGATATCTTCCAGTTCACCCAGTTGCAGCATACCGTGGCAACAATCCTAGGTGTGAAGACTGGGAAGTACCGGCACACGGCATGGTCATTCCATCTCTATGCGCAGCACGAATCGCTATTGACGCAACTTCGTGCGCCAAAGGGCGCACCAGACCAGCCGAAAGGTCTGGCACGACCTGGTGACCTCGTGTCAGAGATGCGACTGCGTGCGCATGACATTGTTTATGATCAGACATGCGATGATCTGCGACTGGGATACGTCGGTGCACAGTGGTACTTCAACGAACTTGCACCGTTCAGAGATGAGCGCAGATGACACGGGTGACATGGGATGAATACTTCATTCAGATGCTGGATGCCGTCGCCCAGCGGGCCACCTGCAATCGTGGTCGCTCAGGTGCGATTCTTGTTCTCGACCGCCAGATACTTGCGACGGGGTATGTCGGATCGCCGCCCGGGTTTCCGCACTGTGACGTCGTGGGCCACCAGATGGTCCGTGGCCACTGTTTTCGCACCGTACATGCCGAGCAGAACGCCCTTGTATCGGCTGCACGTCGAGGGGTGGCAATCGAAAATTCGGTACTTTACTCGACCATGGTTCCGTGCAGGGTATGTGCGATGCTTATCGTTACAGCCGGCATCAACCATGTTGTGGCGGCGACGGCATATCAGAACAGCGAAGGTCTTTCCGTCTTGCAAGCAGCAGGCATCGAGTGTCTCATAGTGAAGGACATAGTACCATATGACCCAGCGTAGTGGATTGCCTGACTCCCTTCAACTTCATCTGGTCGACAACTTCGATGCAGCATGCGACCTGATGAGATGGATGGGGTCACGTGATCTCGAAGGTGTCATGGGCATTGACACTGAAACCACTGGGTTGGAACATGATGCTAAGATTCGTCTATTTCAGGTAGGCGGACATGAGCATGGTTGGGCCATTCCATTCGAGGACTGGCGTGGTTTGTGCAAGCAGATCACCAACAACTGGTCTGATACTGATGGCAACACATTTGTCTTCCACAATGCACCATTTGACCAACCCAAACTTGCGGCAGCTGGCGTCATAGTTCCGATCCATCTCATTCATGACACAATGACAATGAGTCACGTTCTTGAACCGAACGTGTCTAAGGCATTGAAGAATCAGTGCTCACGATGGATCGATGAGAACGCTGCAGCAGGAATGACCACGCTTGATAAGGCAATTAAGCATGGTGGTTGGGGTTGGGACACTGTACCCGTCAACTTTGAACCATACTGGACCTATGGTGCACTTGACCCAGTGTTGACCGTGCATCTCTATGACCACCATGCCCCATTGATCAAATCACTGGGTGTTGCTAAGTCATATGAGCTTGAACTGTCAACCCAGTGGGTCACGCTTGCCATGATGCGATATGGCGCGCATGTCGATGTCGACTACACTGCCGAGAAGTACAATCAGTTCCTTGAATATATTGCGAATGCAGATGCATGGGTCAAGACAAACTATCAGTGTCGCGCTGGGTCGAACGATGCCATTATTGAGATTTTGCAGTCTGAAGGTTATGACTTCAGCAAGCAAACTCCTGGTGGCAAGCTTGCACTTGACAGTGATGTGCTGCAGGGTATTGATCATCCACTGGCAAAGACTGTGTTGCAACGTCGTCGGCTTCAGAAGCTGACCAGCACGTACCTTAAGCACTTCCTGAACGAGCATGACAGCAACCATCTGATCCATCCGAACATTAACCCTATGGGCACTCGCACAGGCCGTATGACCATCACAGACCCAGGGTTTCAGACGCTTCCACGCAAGAGTGAAAAGAACAAGGCTGCGGAAGTCGTACGTAACTGCATCACTGCACGGCCAGGGCACACCATGCTGATGTGTGATTTTGATCAGATTGAAATGCGTCTGCTTGCGCACATTTCACGTGACCCTGGGTTGGTCGCTGCATTCAACAATGCACATGCATCTGGTGGTGACTTCTTTGTTGACCTTGCACGTCAAATCTTTGATGATTCAAGTATTGTTAAGGGTGACCCTCGCCGTCAGATCACCAAGAATGCCGGCTACTCAGAAATCTACGGTGCAGGTGTTGCGAAGTTCGCTGAAACTGCAGGCATCCCCACCGAGCAAGCATCTGTCATCAAGGCCAGATGGAATCAACTATATTCTGGAACCAAGCGGTTTACTAAGCAGGTCGAATCATTCGCGTGGAATGCCCAGCGAGAAACGGGTGTTCCGTACTTTCCAAGCCCCGTAACTGGTCGCCATCACGTTGCAGATACCAACAAGATCTACGCATTGATCAATTATCTCATCCAGGGCTCTGCTGCTGAGATCTTCAAGTCTAAGCTACTTGAACTTGATGCTGCTGGGCTAGGACCGTATATGATGATGCCTGTGCATGATGAGATCGTGCTTGATATACCCAATGAGCATCTTGATGCTGCAGTGCAGACAATTCACAGCGTCATGAATGATCTCACCACATATCTCGTGCCGATTACTGCGTCCATGTCATACGGCCAGCGCTGGGGCGCAAAGGAAGAGTGGAAGTTTGACGCAACATAAGATCCTATGTGTCATTGGTATTGATCCTGGTAAGATGACAGGCATTGCTGTGTGGACTGCAACATCATTCGAGACACATGAACTTGAGCAGGTTGATGTTGAGCCATTTGTTGAGGGCTTGCTCAAGCAACGTGATTTTAGCCGATATGAGACATTCATTGGCATACAACGTTATGCGATCTTAGCCAACACGCATAAGAAGTCTCGTCAACCTGCAGCTAGTCAGATCATCGGCAGTGTGCAAAGTCTTGGTGTAAAGTACAAGGTCACTGTTGATATACAATCAGCATCGACAGCCGCACGATTCAAGAATGACACATTGCGACGAATCAGTCTGTATACACCAAAGCATGGACATGCCAACGATGCTGCACGGCATGTCCTTGTGACGTTGCTGACGTTTCGACCCAGCGTCGTCGCAGAACTTTTGAGAGTAGTAGAATAGTCTTAGTCAAACAAACGAGATAAAGGAGACATGAAAGTGCATGTTGTAGTACTAAGTGACAAAGATCGTGCGTTGATTCGTGGATTGATCGTCGCTGAAGCTGCACGTATTGGGTACGGTACTAAGTACCAGGATGTCGATCCGCGCCAGCCAGGTGGCCGTCCCCACTGGCCAGTTCGTCTCAAGAACCTGTCGCGTGTCGCTAAAGAATTTGCTGCTAATGGCATACGCTGACATCTCTTCAGTCGATGGCACCCAGCGGCTAACCGTTGCAACGGCATGGACTGAGAAGGAACTGATCAAGACAGTGCCAGGCAAGCGCTGGCATGCAGATCTTCGTGTTTGGCACTTCCCGGTCTCATGGGCAACGTGTCGCATCTTGCGTGGTGTCTTCGGTAAAAGTCTCGTTATTGGTGATGCACTGCGAGCCTGGGCGTGGAACGATCGCAATGATCGGATTATGCCTGCGCTAAATCTCAGGATGATGACTGAGCCACTTGACCCAGCGGCAGATCTAGATGGTCTGTACCCATTTCAGCATGTTGGCGTGGACTTTCTCAATATCGCCGGTAATGCACTGCTGGGTGATGACATGGGCACTGGTAAGACAGTGCAACTACTGCGAGCGCTCAGACATGAACAATTTCCTGCGCTTGTGATCTGCCCGAATGGCGTCAAGTCTCAGTGGGCAGAAGCTGCAGCACGTTGGCTTCCTGAAGTCACGCCAGTCGTCATTGGTGGATCCGCAGCAATCAAGCGTCGCTTGCTGACTGGGCCAGCAGCACTCGCACCAAATGCACTTGTCATCATCAATATCGAGGCAGTGCGACTGCATTCACGACTGGCACCATATGGCTCAGTGCGACTTGCGCGTTGTCGTGACTGTGACAAGAAGCATGGTGCCCCTGGGTTGAGTGCTTCACGATGTGAAGTGCACCACAAGGAATTGAATGACATTCCGTTCAGAACGGTGATTCTCGATGAAGCGCATCGTATTAAGGATCCATCATCGAAACAAACCCGCGCAGTATGGGCTGTCAGCCACCAAGACTCGGTGCAACGCCGCTGGGCAGCAACAGGAACGCCAGTCGCTAATGACCCATCTGACCTATGGTCTATTATGCATTTCGTTTCGCCAACTGAATATCCATCTAAGGGTCAGTATGTTGATCGTTATTGCCTTATGGGCTGGACTAACGATGGTGGTTCCACGGTAGTCGGGATCAATCCGGCAAGTCGAGATGAGTTCTTCTCAATTCTTGATCCGAGGTATCGTCGCATGCCAAAGGCACTCGTGCTTCCGCAACTGCCGCCTAAAGTTCGAGTTATTCGTACTGTGTCAATGTCACCGAAGCAAGCGAAGGCATACAAGGAAGTTGAGTCCAGCCTTCTCACCCAGCTGGATGATGGGTCACTTCTTGTCGCACCTAATGACTTGGTTGCGCAGATACGGCTGCTCCAACTTGCATCGTCATACTGCGAGATCGAGCACACTGGCGAATATGACGAATTTGGTCGTGAGAAGCTGAAGGTGTGGCTGCGTGAGCCATCACCAAAGATCGATGAATTGATGCTTATCCTGGAAGAGCTACTTCCAGAGGGACGGCAAGTTGCTGTATCTGCTGAGTCTCGCCAACTCATCATGCTTGCGTCAGCACGCCTTGATAAGATAGGTATCAAGCATTCAATGATCGTAGGCGGACTTACCCAGTTCGAACGTGATCATCAACTTGCACGTTTTCAAGATGGCACCAACAGGGTCATGCTATTCACGCTCAAAGCTGGTGGCACTGGGTTAAACATGCAAGCTGCAGACACGATGGTGTGTTTGCAGCGATCATGGTCGCTGATTGACAACTACCAAGGTGAAGACCGTATTCACCGCATTGGAAGTGAGCGGCATGACTCTGTCACGATCATTGATGTCGTAACTGACAACACGATAGAAGCATCTGCGCAGATTCCGCGTCTGATGGACAAGATGACACGTCTTGAGGAGATCACTCGAGATCGTGCAACACTAATCTCCGCTGGTGTCTCAACTGGTGACCTAGATCATGAATGGACAAAACTGATGCAAGCGAATCTAGGACGAGCATGAGCGCACAAGAAGACATCAGCACACTGCGTTCACGTGGTATGTCACGTCGTGAAATTGCAGAAGCAAGTGAATTCACGCAAGGTATTATTTGGCGTATTGAGATGAAAGGAGTAATCAAGGATAATGAGCGTAGTATACTTGAGCCAGTCCTCGAAAGACTACTACGAGAAACTGAATCAACCTCAGGTGCCGACGGACATGGACGCGACAGTAAATTATCTGCCACCACTGCTACAGCATCCAATGACATGGGAACTGCCAGCCCAGGAAGTTCCGCCGACGGCGTACGTGGGCCTGCATCGTCGGAGTCGGCTGGGACAGCTAGTACGTCGACGACAGGGCTGGTAGGCAGCGGCAATACGGCGCCTCAGACGGCCCCAGGGGTCCCATCAACCACGGTTAGTAGTGTTGACTGGGATGGTCTGTCTACGGTCGCTGGTGCCGTCTCAGACCATGATCTAGAACGTGGATTGCTGACTGGACCTGACCGTTCACTCGGATATCGGCTCTTCTCAAACAGTGAACTTCGGACGTTCAAGGATTGCCGTCGTAAGTGGTGGTTGGGTTGGTACCGCCAGCTGAAGCCGAAGTTCGAATCACCAACTGGTGCACTTGCCATTGGTAACAGGATCCATCGTGCGCTGCAGCTGTTCTATGTGCCGCAAGGTCTGCCACGAACTGACCCGCGGACTGCATTGGAAATGTTGATTGTCCAGGACTGGACTGCACTATCAAACTCACTTGCCAGTGAGCCAGAACGTCTTGCAACATTCGAGAAGAAGTTCAATGACGAGGCCAATCTCGAACGTGCAATGATCTCAGGTTATGTTGAATGGATTACTGAGACTGGCGGTGATAGTGAGTTTGATGTCATTGCTTCAGAGCAGTATGTCGAGGTCGACATCACAGCAGACATCGGTGATACAATTTCAGCATTGAATTCGTACCAAGGATTCAGGCTCATCGGCAAGCTAGACGTTCGTGTCAAACGTCGGCGTGATGGTGTGCGGTTGTTCATTGACCACAAGACACTTGTTGAATTCACCACTGTGCGACAGATCTTGCCCATTGACGAACAAATGATCCACTATCTTCTGCTTGAGTTCCTCAGCACTAATGAGGGCGAAGAGCGTTGTGATGGTGCGCTCTACAACATGATTCGTAAGGTTAAGCGGACTGGTACCGCTAAGCCGCCGTTCTACGACCGTGTTGAAGTGCAGCATAACCAACATGTTCTTGATAACTACAAGCGTCGTGTTATCGCGACTGTTGCTGATATCATTGACATAGAAAATTCGTTGGATCAAGGTGTTGAGCACTTTGATGTGGCATATCCAAATCCGACGCGTGATTGTCGGTGGAAGTGTGCATTCTTCTCAGTGTGTTCCATGTTTGATGATGGATCACGCGTTGAAGATATGTTGAAACAGTTCTTCGTCAAGAGTGATCCGCTGTCGTACTACAACAGCCCTGAGATGAATGAGATTTAAGAGGACACATGATTGAACGGTCAACGCTGTCGACACTGATACATGCACCCAGCAAGACAGGTAAGTCGACGCTCTTCAGCACTGCACCAGTACCGATCCTTGTTATTGACGTGGAAGGATCTTGGCGCTTCATTCGTACCGCTGGGTTCAAGGGTGCGCCAGTACGCAAGGTCTCATGGGACCCAGCATCAGGACCACCTCCTGTGTACGATGGTACTTGGGATATCTGTGTCGTGAATGTTCGTGCCTGGGAAACACTTCAGCAGATATACATGTGGCTGACTCAGGCGCAGCATTCATTCATTTCTGTCATTGTTGACTCAGTGACTGAAGCCCAGCGTAAGCTGAAGGCCAGCCTCCGCGGCATGGATCAGATGCGGATTCAAGACTGGGGCGATCTGCTCGTCAAGATGGACGACTGGATCCGCAAGATGCGTGACCTGGTCCTCATCCCTGGTCTGCCGACATTGTTCGTCGGATTCGTTGCAGAGACGGAGATGAAAGAAGGTAAGTGGCGCCCAGCGATGCAGGGTGGAATCGGTAGGGCACTTCCCTACTGGGTTGACATCTGTGGATATCTCTACACAGACAACGAAGCAGATGCCAATGGCCAAAACACTGTCAAGGTCAAGAAGCTTCTCATCATGAGTGATCACCCGCAGTTTGAAAGTGGTGAGCGGGTACAAGGTCTGCTGGGCGATGTCGTTCGCAATCCGAATATCACAGAGATGATGCAGGCCATCTTCGGTGAGCTACCATCAATTGGGGCACAAACCCCACAGATTAAGGGAGTAACTGCATGACGTCATCTGTGGCGTGGGGTCAGCTTAAGCAAAATGCTGATGATGCTACCAAGCCGCTTGACCCAGGGAAGTACCTTTTCAAGTGCGTCAAGGCCGAGCACCGCATGGCATCAACTGGTGCGAACATGATTGTTGTCAATCTTGAGGTGCAGGGTGGGCCCAAGCATGGCAAGAGTCTCATGAACAACTTCGTGTTCGTGCCTGACAACTCATTCGCTCTTGCGATGTGGTTCCGCAACTTCGCGGCATTTGGCATCTCGATGGACTTCTTCGGTACGCTATCTGGAGATCTTGCTTCGGACATGCCGTATCTCGCTGCAGCGCTTGTTGGTCGGCAGGCCAATGCAACGGTGTCGATCAAGCCATACCAGGGTCAAGACCGCAACCAATTCGATTCATTCGAGCCAGCTGCTGGTGTTGCACAACCTGGTCCTGGCGCTGGACTTATGCTGCCTGGCATGAACACGGTCGGTCCGGGGTCCTCAGGACCAACTGTAGGACCTGGTATTCCGACCCCAGTAGTTTCTACAGGCCCTGGTGTTCTGGCTGGCCCTGGTGCCCCACAGGCCACCGGAACGCCTGCTCCTGTCGTCACCACTCCGGTCGCTGCAGTGCCTGTTGCTCCGACGACACCGACCAGCGCCATTGCCGGAAACATCCCAGTGCCACCGGATGACCCATTCTAGGGGTCACATGAACTAGAGGACGGAGCAGGTAACTTCCCCTTCCTGCTCCGTCCTCTACTGTTATGAAATCTATTAAATGAGATATTTGACTTGATTGGAATGCAATGGATCGTCTTGCTGAAATGGTTGAGGCACAACGTCAATTCCAAGACAAACTAGGCCATGATTTCACGGCAATGAATGATAGAGATCGCATTGCATACGTGAAAGAGATGTACATCGCTGCAGTGCAAGAACTTGGTGAAGCACTTAGTGAAGTATCTTGGAAGTCATGGGCAGCTGGTGATGCTCAATTTGGTGCTGCTGCATTCGTCTGTGAACTCAGTGATACATGGCAGTTCATCACGAATATGTGGTTCGCTGCACTTCCAGACATGACACCTGAATTCATTGCAGGTGCAATGCATACAACATTGATGTCAAAACTTCGTATTGATTACACACGTATTGATAAAGGGTACGATGGCGTGTCGACGAAGTGCCGACGATGCAAGCGTGCACTTGATGACACTAATGTGCACTGCACTGCGGATAAATGCGACGTAGGTCCATATCTGTCGTAAGGTCTGTCGAAAGTACGTGATATACTAAAATTATTGTACTCGACTGATCAACCAATCAATCTACTAAGGGAGTAATTGTGACCGAGCCGACGACTGAAGCTACGCCGGAGCAGACTACACCGGAGCAGACTACTGACGCCAAGCCGGTTCCTGGTGAGGCTGGTCGTGCCCGCCGGGCGGCTGTCGCTGCACGTGACGAGGTAGTCTTCCAGTACCTCAGTCAGTTCCGTACTGCTGACGGTACGCGATACGGCAAGACTCGCGCTGAGATCATCGAAGCAACTGGTCTGCCCAGCAACGAGGTCTACCTGTCGCTGTACCGGCTCAAGCACAGCGACCGTATCGGTAACGGTGGCTGGTGCTACCAGGTCCTCGACCAGCAGGCCGTTGTGCCGACTGATGGCGACCCGGATGCTGCGCTCCAGACTGAGATCGACGCCATGGTCGAGGCTGAGACCGAGGTCGCTGCTGAGGCTGCAGCTGAGGTTGCCGTCTAGTTCGTAAGCCATACATTGGCTGATGCAGACATGGGTTCATGCTTATTTCGATCAAGCATGAACCATGTCTGTATGTTTGGTAAATACGAACATGGGGGAATGCCTGTGACAAAGGTCATGTTTACCCAATGAACGCAACCACATGGGTTGCTATCAGTGCCGTCGCATCAGTCATATCCTGCGCGATCGCAGTCGGAATACTAGTCGGCAAACCACTACGACGCTTGTCAAGACAAAATGATGAATTCCGCGAAGACTGGTATGGGCGAGCAGCACGCCCTGGTCGTGGTCGTGAACCAGGCGCAATGGAGCGTCTTGGTGCAATAGAGGCGCAGATGCAACCTAATGGTGGTGGCAGTATGCGTGATGCAATCAATACGCTAAGTCGTGACATGAGACAACTGAACGACACATTTGACCGACACCTCTTAGTATTTCACCAGTCCCAAGGACCGCAAGGCGTACAAGGCTTGCAAGGAATACCCGGTCCAGAAGGACTTACGGGTGAGCCAGGTCCGCAAGGTCCAACCGGCATGTACATCCCATTTGCACAAGGTGGTGATGCTTAATGGATAACGGCGTTGATGAAGCATGGGCACGGCTCACCCCAGCGCAAGCCAAGGCAGCCGGTAAGCAGTTTGTTGTTGGGTACGTGTCAGAGGATCCTAGCAAGAACCTAACGCTGGCTGAAGTGCAGGCGTACCATGCTGCAGGAATCGCCGTGCTACTTGTCTATGAGTACAACACTGCTGCTGCGGAGACAGGCGCCAATGGCGGGCATAAAAATGCCACGCTTGCGGCGCAGCTTGCAAAGGCACTGGGTTACCCACCCAGTTGCGCAATTGCATTCGCCATCGATGAACCGTCCCCAAACCTCGGTATGTTATCTGCGTATGCTGCGGCATTTACTGCCGTATGCCATGCAGCTGGGTACAGCGACATGGTTTATGGCGGATACTCCACTGTGAAGTACTGCTTGGATCATGCGCTTGTCGACCTCGGTTGGCAGACATATGCCTGGTCTAATGGGCAATGGGATACGCGTGCAGTCCTTCGTCAGGTGCAGAACGACGTTACCATCGCCGGGGTCAGCCTCGACCTCGACACTGCTACCACCGCCAATTATGGCGCATGGATGCCAGGAGATATCGTGACCGAACCAGTAATCATTGACTTGAGTGGCACCAAGTGGACGAACTCTAAGGGCGAACCCAAGGGACTTGACGAATTCCTCGTCGATGTTTATCGTGCAGTGTTCTCTGCATGGGGAGAGATCCCAGGTACATTAGCTGCGATGCAGGCGAAGATTGATAAGATCGGAGTAACAGCATCATTGACAGACGCACAGATTGCGACGATCGCCACCCAGGTGTCGGCCGCCATCGTGCAGCACCACGATGCACTGACTACGGCGGACGAGCCATTCATTGTAGAGGCTGTTGTGTCGGCTTTGAAGGCCGGGATCAAGTGAGCAACACAATCTTAACGAACAATAAGTCATTCGATGCTGTCGAGCGTGCAGTGCGGACGTTCGTCACGGGAATGATCAGTGCAGTCATCGTTGCTATACTGCCCATCGTCTTCATGCTGCTGGGCACCGTGAAGCCTACGATGATGTGGTTCACGTCTGCACTCGTGATGGTCGGCACAGTGGCGATGGGAGCGATTGCATCGTACGTGGGTCGCTATGCACATGCTCCAGCAGGTGCCATTCCCAGTACGCTTGTGGTCAGCCTGCCAGCAAGCAACCTGGGTGTCGTACCAGTGACGTTGGCACCAGGTGAGGCAGTTATCAAGCCTCCAGCCGCTTCGTGATCACGTGATGAGCACGGCAGTACCTAAACTAGCTACTGTCGTGCTTGTCAAAAAATCTTGATGCTTGGGCTGTACAAACCTAGAGACATGTGGTAAAGTAATCCTTGTAAGCAACAAGGAGAAAAACGAGAGAAATGAGGCAATATGCGAAAGATCCTGGCGTTTGCAGTTCTGGTGCTAGCATTCTCCGGTGCAACGGCATCGTGCATCGGTGATAACTCCACGCCTGAGACTGGCGTCGTGGATCGGATCATGGATAATGACACTGCATACGGATTGCAGTTGCAGGATCACCTCAAGTCGGATAAGGAGAATCTGTGGCACAGCCGCTGGGTGAAGCACATCGACGGCTGCAAGGTTGGAAGCCACTACACCATCGATGCATCCGGCAATGCTACCTGCAAGAAGTAACGAGAAGAGTCGGACACTGGTGCCAAGCCGTACTGGCGCCCAGCCGTGAAGGGTTGCGGCGTCAGCAGTCACTACGTGGTACACAAGAGCACGATCACCTGCTCGTAAGTAAGTGCCCGTGTAGCCCAGCGGCAGAGGCAAGCGACTTAAAATCGCTACAGCGTGCGTTCGAATCGCACCACGGGTACGATTAACAGATGATCTGTTTATCTATTCACAGCGGGGAGCAGCACAATGGGGAAGCATTCAAGTGATGAGACAGCTGACATCAATACGTATGGGACTGGTACACGAGGCAGGCACGTCACAAGTAATGCACAAGACGACCCGAACCGCGAAGGAAGCTTCTTCGTGAATTCACCTGAGCGTGTGGCACGTGGTGTAGGCGATCGACAGACTGGCGGTCGTGAAGACTAGGCAATGACATAAGACGGTCCGGAGTCGCTTTAGGTGCAGCGGTGGGCGTCAGTAGTCCGGAGGCTGGGTGGGGTAGCCCAGTACGAAACCAACGAGAATGAATGAGGATGCATCATGACGGAGATTCACGTCGAGAACATCGAACTTCTTGACTTTGACGACAACTGGCTCGAAGTGTTTGCGGCTTACGATAGTGGTGACACCGATGCACTTCACGCGGCTGTCGCGATGATGTCTGCTGCACTCGTTCAGGAGGGTCGGCAGCTTGTGCTGGTCCTCGGCGAAGCGCGTGCCGCGATGCTGGACGCGCAGGCGCACTGGCTCGATATTGCTGCACAGTGTGACGAGGAGCCCGGCCGCAGCCTAGCGTTGATGGTTGCACAGGCATTCCACGATCGCGCAGACTTCCTCAGAGTGCACGCGAAGCCAACACTGGAGGAACCACCCAGCGGGCGAGTAGCCGAGATCCTGGAGCATCTGGAGGCATCAGACCAGGTCCTGCCACCGGCGATCGACCTGGACTGCACACCTGAGTGGACATCTTAAAGATCTTGTGATCTGATGTGTTCATTTGCCTCACAGCGTGGTACTATTTAGTTGTAGGGCAAACGAGATCAAGGAGAACATCATGGACCTTCAGAGTGCAGTCTCACGGAAGTACGCCGGCCAGGTGTTCGACATGGACCAGGTACTGACCGACCTCCTCAAGGGCATGCAGTTCAGCATGCTGCTCGGCGCGTCCATCAGCTGGGTGGAAGTTACCGCGGTGATGAACGCCGGCTTCCGCGGTCAGATCGTCCACGTCAAGCACACGATGTACTCCGAGCGTGGTGCTGTTCGGTACGCCGAGCTCCCAGTTGCGAATCTTCCTCAGGGCGTCGTCACGTGCGCCATCAACAAGTTGGGCAAGATTTTTTAAGCAAAGTGTGTCAAAACTCCACATCGTGCGATATGATTAAGCAGTACAGCAAACAAGGAAAAACGAGATCAAGGAGATGGTTCAAGTGACCCAGGTTGACCAGCAGTTCACAGCACGGCAGGTACCATGGGCCCGGCTTGGCGAGCTGACCGAAGAGCCGGTCAGTGTCGAGCACGCGATCAAGTTGTCCAGCATGGACTTCACCGTCTCGCTGCGGCCCATCCAGCGTCAACTGTCTGACGGCTCGTGGCTCGAGTCAAAGCACCGCGTGATGGTCACTGCGGATGACACCGACGAGGAGTTTGACGTGGTCTCGAAGGGCTACAGCGTCCTTCAGTACGCTGAGGCATTCGACTTCCTGTCGGCGATCAACCCCAAGATCTCGGCGGCTGGCACTCTCAAGGACCGCCGTCAGGGCTTCATGGTGGTCCAGATTCCTGGCCTTGAGAAGATTGATGCCTTGGAGTTTGAGGACGCACACGAACTCTACACTATCGTGCGGACTAGCCACGATCGTACTCGTGCCGTTGAGTGCTTCGTCATGCCGTTGCGCGAACGATGCATGAACATGATGGGCCTACCTGGTCTGAGCCGCACTGCGATGAACCGATGGAGCATGCTTCATGTTGGTGACGTGAACAACAAGCTCACCACTGCGGAGCAGATGATCGAGCGCATCAAGGCGTACCGAGCGGACTTCTCACACACCGTGAACCGGCTATACAGTACGGTGCTGAACGTGGAGGATGCTCATCAAATCCTGAAGCTGGTCGTACGTGAGACGAAGGCCGAGAAGTCCCGGCGTGATGCTGCAATTGACAAGATCATTGACATGTGGAACACGCGAGAGACAGTCGCCTTCGCTGGCACGGCCTGGGGCCTGGTCAACGCGATCGACGAGTACTACGAGTGGGAGCGCTCATCTGCCAACCGTACAGCACACTCCCAGATGCTGGGTGCGCTTGAGGGGACCAGCCGCAAGGCGATGGAGCGTGCCGTCCCGCTGATTCTCTCACGATTCACTGCCTAACAGGCACGTGCAGCCAGTAACAGGAATGTTGCAGCCGCTTGGTAGTCTACCTACCAGGCGGCTCATTCTGTGAGCCCCACGGACGTGTCCTCACTGCAGGGAAGCACTCGTGTTCAAGATTCTTTTAAAAAGTTTGGCAGAACTGGGTCAAAAGTCGATGCTGCGTGGTATGATTAAGTAGTACGGCAAACAAGAACAAAAACGAGATCAAGGAGATCCAAATGCACATCGAATTGTTCGACATTGAGGCCCAGGCCAAGGTACTGATCATCGGGCGTGACCGCTACCGGGACGGACTCAAGAAGTTCGACGGAAAGACTCGCATCTACGTGTCGGGTATCGACAACACCCCCGAGCTTGTCCAACTGGACGCCCAGCTGCCTCAGCCGAAGATGAAGGGCGAAGATGCGGTCAACGACAAGGCCTACCGTCAGTTCAACCGGAAGTATGCTCAGGTTGCCTGCAATCTGGCTCGCACGATCTTGATCACCCTCGCAGAGAATTTCGAAGAGATCAACTCGGATGTGAAGCTTCGCTTCTCGAGTGTCGCGGGATGTTCCTGCGGGTGCTCCCCCGGCATGATCATGGACGAGCGCATCAAGTTGAACAACGTTCCTGTTGACATCCACATCACGAGCACGCGAGGTTAGCCGCATGTCGGCTGGGCTTGGCGGAAACGTCAGGCCTAGCCGATGCAGGGCCAAACTTCTCCAAGATTCTTTGTGCTACCTATGTCAAAATCTCAAATCGTGCGTTATGATTAAGTAGTACGGCAAACGAGAGCTAGGGAGATATCGAGATGGAACACATTGAAGTTCTGCGGTCAACTGATAGGGACATGGACACCTATGAGATCATCTTCCATCACAACACGTACCAGTTGACGAAGGTCACAGTATGTCGTGATGAACTGCGCGTGCTGGTGAGCGCAATGATGCAGCAGTTCAGTGATGACATTCCATTCGGTGGTTCAGCGGCGGCATACGACGACTAAGGAGTTAACGAGATGAGTGACAACGACTACCCGCGCAGTGCTTTCGCTGCGCGGGCTCGGGCAGACACAGCACGGGCCAAGGCGGCAGACCGTCGTGAGACACTTCGTGTTCGGGTCATCAGGCGTCGGGCCATTGATGTTCGTACGAATGCACGTGCCATGAGTCTGGACTATGAGCTCAACCAGGAGCTCAGTAATGACTCGGCCTGGCGTGCAGCCGTGTCGGACAATCAGTGGTGGTTGGCACAGACCACAGCATACGGTGTGACCGAGATCGTCGGCCTACTGAAGTTCATCGTAGAGCAGAACAACGAACTACTGAAGCATGTCAAGGAGATGTGAGACGGTGACTATGACTGACAATCGAGTACATGTGAGCATTATGCCACGAGCATGGGAACCAGCTCGTGATGGTGGTCGATGCCGTGGCACGGTGGAACCCGAAACATTCTTCCCAGACTTATACAATGATGATGCTGAGGTAGTCGTACCCAGCGTCGTTCTGCAGACGTGTGACAGGTGCCCAGTCAAGGACAAGTGCTTGAAGTGGGCAATGGACAATGATGCCTATGGCTTCTGGGCAGGCACATCGCGATTCCAGCGGCTGCAGCTTGGCCGTGACGGCCATCGTGTGAAGTGCCCCGGGTGCTCATCGACATCTGTCACAGTGTTCGGTAGGAATGAGATCTGCATCTCGTGCGGGATCACCTGGTCCGTGTAGCACCTGTCAGCATGTCAGGAAGACCGACCTGTTCCATCTCGTAGGCCATCTTCCATGTCTCAAGCCACTGATATGCATTCTGCTCAATCGTAAGACGACACGCCACTTCTCGCCCAGCAGCCGCAAGGTCACGCCGTTTCATGCCATCTGTTATAAGGCTCTGTAACGTCCTGTACCAGTCTTTCGGGTCGTTGGCTAGTAGACCTACCCCTAGCTTGTGAAGGGCCTTGTACTCGGCTCTGGGGGACCCTATACACGGCACTCCGACGGCCGCCATCTCCAGCATCTTAAGCCAGGACTTTGCTTGATTGAATTGCGTGTCAGCAAGCGGCGCGACACCGATACCAATCTTGGTGAGTGTGCCTGCCCATTCGGTGATCGGTACTGGACCCAGCGGGATGGTAGGTCGCTGCAGTCCAAGCACTAGTTCCGTCTTGGGCATCTCACCAATAGTCATGAAGTCATAGCCATTGGACTGCAACCGACGAATGGAGTTACCCAGCTCAGGAACGTCATTTGAGTGCGAGTGCAATGCACCGCCATAGCCAACGACATTGCTATCATGGTGTCGCACACCAAGATAGCTTTCTGGGATGTAATTCTTCAACACAGATACGCGATCACGTGTTGGTGCATATCGTTGAATAAGCGCAGGTGTGGAGACCTGAGCAACAGTTGAATTTCGACATGCCATTTCACATGCAGCCCAGGAGTGCTCGCTAATGCCCAGCTGCACGTTCTTAGGATGCATCGCATGGAACGCAGGATTACTCGGATGAATACGTGAAAGGTCATCATCGATGTCGATGACAACGGCCTTACCTTGAGCACGAATCAGTGGTATCGCACGCGCAAGAGTGATATGCGTGATTCGTTGGAAGACTAGCACATCTGCGTCATCTGGCACAATGACACCAACTGGGTGCCCAGTCTTGACATCAACTTCGGCCTTAATCAGCCCATGTCGTTGATGTGGATACACGAGTTGAACATCATGCCCAGCGGCCTGCAGAACACGTGTCGGCCAGATAAGACGATAGTATCCGCATCCACTAACATCTGCTGGGAAGACATAGACCTTCATCGTGCATCACCCTTTAACGGACTGCCTGATGTGTTGAGCCCGTGATGGTTCCACACCCATGTCACCTCGGGAACGTGTATGAACTTCGCACCTGAGAATAGCATACGCTTGTAGAAGGTCCAGTCATCATAAGGTGACCCATCCTCGAATGCAAAGCCTCCGACCTCTTGTGCCAGGTTTGTGCGCACAAGTGATGTGACTGGCAGATACGACATCTCGTTAAGCAGCTTAGGATCGAACTCCTTGCCGAATCGTCCCCACTCATCAATCAATGGTACTGAGTTCCCATTGGGGTCACGAACTTCGCACCCAGTGTAGATGACATCGACATCATCACTCGTGTTGTCAACGAGTGTGCTGAGATGATGTGACATGAATTCATCATCAGAATCGAGGAATGCAGTCCACTCTGTGGAGACATGCATCAGTCCGCGAGTACGTGTTACCGCGGATCCTTCACGTGATGTGTCCAACTCTATGTGCAGAGTGTCTGGCTTCAATGTCTGCTCGTAAAGTGAACTCATGATTGCGCGTGTTAGCATGCCATTGTAGAGGCGCGCTGGGTGCACTGGGATAACAACACTGATGCCCGTCATAACCATCGTGATCCTAACCCACTCGTGTTCCCGCTATGGACGTTGTAAAACCACGTGACCTGGTCTGTGCCGATGAACTTAGCACCAGCCTCGATACACTTCTGTGTGAACAACCAATCCTCACCAGTCCACACGACATTTGCGTCTGGATGGTTGGCAAATCCTACTATCTTCGCTAGCTCAGTCTTCACGAGGATCGTCATCGTCGTGTGGTGAGGATTGGCAGGATCCATCTGCCTGCCACGATGCTGAGGGAATGGATCGTTGCCGTCAAACCACGAGTAAGCGTAATCGGCATCGGCATCGCGTGCAATAGACATAAGTGTCCGAAGATGCTGCGGAAAGAACCAATCATCATCATCTAAGAATGCGACCCAGACCGTGTCTACGGTCCGAAGTGCACGTTGGCGTACTACTGCTGCCCCGCCATGTTCGGTGTCCACGGCCACACTGAGGGCGTCTGGTGTCAGTGTCTGGTTGACGGCTGACGCTACCGCTCGAGCGAGCATGTCCTGCCGTGGAGGAATGGTGGGAATCACCACTGTGATGTCAGATCTCATTAAAGTCCATACTTCCTACGAAAGATTCTGTCAGCAGTACGCCATGACTCTGCGCTTTCAGGTGACTTAAATCCTAATGATGTATGGTGGTGCGTGTCGATGTCTGCGACAACGACGTCCCAATCTGCACGACGCAGCGATACTCCGATGTCGTCATACCCATGGAATCCGGTGTAGTCTTCATCAAACCACAAGCCCTGTCGGAACACATCAGGACTAAAAGCCATGACGCTGCCTTCAAGGTACTCCACGGATAAGGGCCCACGTCTTGTGAACGTCAATAGTCCAGTGTCGACTTGCTGGTGCCCGACTGTCTCGGCGCCCCACCATGCGATGCTCTTAACATTGTTGGCCCCAGCCACGCCAACTGCACCAACGTCTCGACGATCATCAAACACTTCAAGGAACTTCTGCTCAGCATCTGGGTCGGTCAACTCGAGGTCATCATGGAGCAACACGAGCATCTTGACATCATGACGATGAACGATCATTTTAGCGATGTCGTTGTATGCCTTGCTTATCGACGTCTGGTTCCACATCAAGATGAGTTCACGATCACCAATCCGTGGCAACACGTACTGCTTGACACGATCAAGTGAGTTCGTTACGCATCCATACACGACACTCACCAGGGACACTTCCCCCACTTACGAGCAAATGCCTCACGGTCAAGACCTGCTTGCACGGCTAATTCACCCTGTGTTGACTGGTTCGCAAATTCATTGATGACGACAGGCCCAGGGGCGATGACGACACCACCTTCACAAGATGCCTGCCACTCAAAATCAGTATCACCCCACCACCACTTGAACGTTGGGTCAGCAAGCAGCCCAGTCTCGCCGCGCATCATGAATGCCCAAGGGCACATGCGATTGAATACGTTCGTGTTCGGCTTGGTATGAATGATGCGTTCATCAATGGGATTACATTGATGTGTACTCGCCACCCATGGCTCCACACTTCCATACGGTCCGTGTTGCCCACGCAAATTTTCTTCAACGATGTCCCACCACCCAGCGGGAATGATGGCATCATCGTTCAGAATGGCCACGTTCCACTCAGTCTCACCATGACCAATAGCATCATCTTCAGCAATGGTAAGTCCGAGATTCCACATGTAATACAGCCTAGGCGGCTTCGTCTTAACACTGAGACTCAATACCGTGTGTGCGTTATCGAGTTGATCAATCGCCGGTGGGTTTGACCCATTGTCAATGATGATGCATGCAACGTCAATTTCTGACAGTTGAGATACTAAGCGAGATAGTTCTCGTGGCCGATTGTACGTGGGGATGACTGCATAGTTGTGCATAGTATATTATACTCCGCATATCCCACGCAACATCACACGTTACCGATGTCCTCCACGTAGAGCTCGCGGTAACCCGACCCGACACCATCAGAGTTAGGTGAGTCCAACTGCATCGTACCCGTGCCTCCGGTGCGCTGCATGAACACACCAAGCGTATGTGTACCTGCGCTCAATGTGTTAATCGTGCAGGACATGGTGCCATTTTCACGACTTGCAGTCGTGTTACTCACCTTAGGGTGGAAGGTCATTCCACCGATGAACGTTGATGCACTGGTAGGCGACGAGGCTCCACCGTCACGAATACGAATGGCGAACCAGTCACCAGCTACGGTGCCGGACATGATGGCACTTGATAGCGTGACGCGATACCGTCGTCCTGCTACAGCAGTGAAAGTATAATCACCCAGTGAGGTGTCCTTGGTTTCCGTTGTGGAGGACGTTCCTGGACTTGCCAGCAGCGTCTGATTCGGTGTAACAATGATTCCACGTGGTGCAGCCAAACTCCACACGTACTGCCAGTTAGTACCATCGTATGAGTCAAGTTCTTTGACATTGTCAAGATACGATAGTTCACCTTGGTTGGGTGTAGGGTTTCGTGCAGTCCTATCAGTACTGGATAGGTACCGCTTGACTAGACGAGACTCAACACCATCATTGCTAAATCCCTCTACCAAGAGACCAATATGCGTGACAACATCATTGCCATCAGTATTGACAGGTAGGACCAATTGCTGGTCAGTGCTATAGGTGGTCATAAATACTCCGATCTACGAAATAGCACCCAGCACGATCCACTGGGTATCATACTTCAAAATAACTACCGTATCACCCAGTGTTGGTGTGTAACTACTGAGGCATGCAGGTGTGAATAATGTATCCACGCCACCAATAGTGACAGTCCATCCACCAGATGTCGTATTGAATGCAGAGATGACTCCAATGCGCACAGCCAACGCAGTGACCTGGTCCTGCACACTCTGGAGCTTACGTGGAATACTGGGCTGTGACAGCGGCTGCATCAGATCTCTTTCTACACAATACCAACGAGTGAAGGGTCAAGCAGTTGTAACCGACGACCTGTCATGCTAGTTGCAGTGATCGCAGCAAGTGGAAACGTAATTGACTCAATCATGATTGGTGCAATGACATTCTTGTACCATACGGTAACCACATCACCGGGGTCCAATAGTGGGTTGCATGGAACTGACCATTGCCAGGTTTCAGTAAGTGCTAGGGATTGCCGTAGGATACGCACTGCCATGAGTTGCGCCTGATCTGTTGCGACAGGCGTCTGAAGCTTGACATTCTTATTACGCTTTCCAAATGGTCCGCCATAGAACGTCCGTGACGATGGGTCGTTATCATATGCTGTGACACTGATAGGTGCACTTCCGTCAGATCGCTCAACGATGACTGTGATGGAGTTATAGATATCAGTGCGTGACCTAGTGTGCTGCATCGTGATGATGGCGCCGTTTTGTCCGTCAATGAATGTCGCAACATTTGGTGGTGATGCAGTATAGAACGGATTGATGAACCCAACGAATCCGCCAACACGGTCAGACTGGATAAGTCCATTAATACCTTGCATTAGCTGACTAATAGCACCAACACGATCATCTTCCCATGTCTGTTGGAGTACAGGAATCAGCGCAGCAGCACCCAGCTGAGTCATGTCAACACCAAATGTGACATCTACATTCTTAATCATGTTTGTGACTTCATCACGCACATACGGCCCACGGGCAGTCCATGGCGTTGGGAACTGGTCTGCATTCACATCGTCCATGTAGTCCATGCATGTAACAGTAACAACACCTGTCGCAACATCTTGCACGCTGGTGACTCGTCCCGTGAAGAGCGGGATGTCGTATCCGCCTTCTACATGCCAACGAATATACACACGATCAGTTAGCGGGTTGAGCAGCCCAGCGTCGATGATTGACTTGTCAACAGTGAGTGTTGCTTGCCGAACTTGCGCGCTACCAATGTCGTACGTCACTTGAGACTGTGAGTCTTCAACGGATATGATAACTGACTGTGTCGGTGTAATGACAGTAATGATTGGCTTGACGACTACACCATTACCCAGTAGCGTAGATGTCACAGCATCAATTGTCCATGCCATTAGTATCCCAGTCCTTGTGCAATTTCCATGTACTGGTAGTTTGTGGCATTCAATGCACCATACGTCAAACCAGTTGCTTGCATAGTTCCATAGGTGCAGCGGCCCAGTCCAATACCATTCGCACCAGTGAGGTTAATCGTTGATGCAGGTACATTTGTGACACGCACCGTAAAGACATACTCACGCTGTGGGTGCCGCTTATCTTGACTCGGCATACGATTGCGTGCAACATCAAGCACATTGATGTATGTCGAGCTATACGTCTGTGAGCTCCAGCCGTACTCACTGGGCAGTTGTAGCAGCAGCACACGACCTGTACCCAGCAATGCCTCAAGGGCTGCAGCATCAGCCAATGATTGCGTGACTAGATGGATCGTTGCACTAAGAGACTTACGCAACATTGACACGATAGCAGGATTTGCTGCATTAACAATCTCAAACATGCCATTGGCAGTAGCAAACGTCTCAGATTCGATATTGGTCAGCGTCACACCAACTGGGTACGCGCAATCCGATTTTGGCTCATTCTGGAATACGATAGGCACATCAAGTGATGGTGTCGTCGGATCCTTTAACCAGCCAATGTCGTAACTTCCACCGGTGATGACCACGGTGTTGGACGATGCAGTACCAATGTTTGTGTTCATTCCATAGTACACATTTGTGTTAAGTGGTGCTTCATCATCAAAGAATAATGCTTGATTATTCGATGATATGACTGGATTACCACGTACTGGCGTAGTAGTTCCATCGGGTGTTATACGAAAGAGTGATACGCCAGCATCACATGGAATTAGTAAGTTCACAAAGTACGCAGTAGGACTGGAGTTAGTATTTCCTGTGTTAGCAATAACCCGCAGTCCGATGCCAGCTAACCCAGCTATATTAGTGTCAGTGGCCTGTAGCAGCCATGATGTAGGTTCATTGACACTACTGTCCCAAACCTTTGCACGAAGTTTCGTGCCAATTACCTGGGTACGTACAGTGATGGCACTTGACCCATTGTATGTGGCGTTACCAGCAGCAGTCGTTGCAAGATTAGGCACCAAGATAGATGCGAATCCAGTGGTAAGTACACCACCTACCATACGACTGAATCGCAATAGTAATGTTGCGTCTGTGTTGAACACGAGTTCTGTTAGGTAGTAATTACTGGTATCTACCTTACGTGTTTGCAGCCCAACACTAATGGGTGCACCGGTCGCAACTGCTGAAATGCCAGTAGTGATCTTCATATCAAAGTCGTTCAAATGGTCACTAATGACACTTACTTCACGACTGACATTGACACTACTCATTACGATTGAGCCAACACCTGGCGCGACACTATAGTTAGATGAAGAACCGCCTGATATTGTGTATGGTTGCCCGTCATCAGCGTTGCCCCAGCCGTTGCTAACTGTGCGGCTAAAGCCGTCAATGCCTTCTCTCGTGTCACAAATGATCTGCACACCGCCATGCGCAGTGTCAAGAGTTGCGGTAAGAAATGACATATGATCTCCTACAAACTCTTGGGCCGGTCAGTGACACCACGTTGTTGTAGCGCAGTAGCAATGCCTTGCCCAACCTGCTGGCCTACAGTCATCGCTTGACCATTAGTTGGTACTACACCAGCAAATGAAATATTGATGGATCCTGGGCCGAATAGCGCCGCCGCAGCAGCACCAATAATTCCACCTGCTGTGATGTTTGGTGTGACCATGTTAGTGACCGCAGTACTAGCTTGCGCACTGGTGTCATTAACACCTTGCACATATCCAGCAACAGTCATCTTACCTATTTCAGCAAAGACTTTTGATGGTGAGTGTTGACCTAGTGCGGACTTAGCACCCTTAACAATGTCATTCATAGCGCTTTTCACAGCGCCAATAGCATCATTAAGTCCAGCCTTAACACCATTGATAAGGCCCTTAAGCATGTTCTTACCGATGTCTTCAAACCAGCTCCCGACATCACCAAGTGCGCTCTTAATCGCGGACCACATGTCACTCATTGCCTTTGAGGCATTGGATGGCAGGTTATTCATGAAGTTTGTTACATCACGTACGCCATCGTGGAATAACGTCTTTGCATCATCCCACAATTTAACGACGTAGTCTCGCACTTTGCCGGGCAATACAGTGAAGACCCATAGCACGCCATTGTACAAATCTTTAGCTGTGTTAATGACGTCATTCTTGGCGTCGTCAAAAATCTTCTCAATGTCGGACTTGAACTGATTCCACCAGTTAATTGCACCATGCCACAAGTCAAGAATGATGCCAATGATAGCAGTCTTCAAGAATGTCCATATCGCACTAATGCGACTTGGAATTGACATCGTGAAGTTATATATTGCAGTTGCACCAGCGACCCATAGATTCCATGCAGTTGTCCACAAATCAGTAATGACATGCCAGATCATTACTGGCAACTTTGTGAACGCTAGGTAGATTCCGCCAATCATATACCCGATGCCAAAGAAGAATGTATGGAACCAGCTTTGAACCGCTGTAGCAATCAATCCAGGAATGGCCTGCAATCCCTTCCATAACAATCCTGGAAGTGATGCAAAGAATTTGCCAATAGCATCACCGATACCTACAAGCCAACCCCAGATCTTACCAGGAAGTGCTGAGAAAAATTTCCCAATAGTGTCACCAACAGACGTAAGCCATCCCCATATTTCACCAGGTAACTTACTGAAGAATCCTGATACTGCCTTCCATGCATCAAGTAACGCATGACCAATTGCTGAAGCAATCTTTCCCCAATTCAACTTGTTGAACCAGACATCGACCTTTTCAAGCCAACCAGCAACTGGTTGAAGCCACTTGAGTACCCAACCCAGGGCATCAGCAATCATCTTCAGCAATGGTGCAATTGCCTTAGATGTAAGTAGCTTGATTAAGACCGCAGCTAGCTTGATGAATGGCGCTGCAATGTCTACCGCAAGAACAAGCAGTTGTGCAACAATGTCAATCAATGGCATGAATGCGACAAGTAACTGCCCAACTGGCGCAATTAATTGTGCGATAACTGGCCACAGTGGTGAAAGTGCATTAAGTAGTTGTTCGACAATTGGACCGAGCGCGCCAAGAATCGGTGACAATGCTTGTCCCAGTAATGAAACAAGTTGCCCAATTGGCGGCCCAAGCACCGCAAAAATCTTGCCCAGTGCCTGCATAACTGGCAGTAGCACTGTGCCAAGCGTCGACCCCATGAGACTAAACGAGGGAAGCATCGCAGTCACGATTGGTTGAAGACCAGTCATTAGCCCTGAAAGTGCCGGTGCCAATGATGCAATGATTGGTGTTAGTTCAGTGCCTAGTGCGCCAACAAGCTGCCCGGCCATTGTTAGAACTGGTGCAATAGCTGTTGCAACCTGGCCAAGTGCCACACCTAGGGGTTGGAGTACCGCACCAATAGGCCCAAGGCCTGTGGCGAGTGCACCCAGTAGCGGGGTCAAAATGGACGATAGTGCTGACACTAATGGCCCAGCGAACTGCATCAGTGATGAAAGAATGTTACCAATCTGCGGACCGATTTTTGCAAGTGCATCACCAATGATTGGTGTGATTTGCACTAGGGCATTCTTAATTTCTGGAATACTTGTCGCGAATGCGCCAGTAAGGTTCTGAGCGACAACGTCCTTGAATGTTGAGAAGACACCCTTAAGTGTCTCACTCTGCTTCTGCATTGCACCAGCGGCACCAGGGAACTGTTGCATTCCCTTAAGCAAATCAGCCATGCCATCCTTGGCACTGATTTGCCCCTTAGAAATTTCCTTTAGGACATCTGCTTCAGTCTTACCTGTGACATTCGCAATGGCAAGTGCACCATTGAAGCCAGGCATGGCACCTGACATTTCATTAAGATTCATCAATGTCAGTTTGCCACGTGATGCCATCTCACCCATGGCATGTGACACCTGGTTGAATTGTTCAGCACCACCACCTGTAACAGATACCACGTTACCCATCGTGGTAAGGAATGGAATTAAGTCACTTTGTGTCATGCCTACAGTTTTAGAGAATGCATCGAACCGCTGGGCAGTAGCTGAGATATCCTGCATTTGGAATGGTGTTACAGCAGCAAAGTTGACCAAGTCTTGATACTGCTTATCACCAGCTTGCACACTACCTGTTAACTGGTCAAACGAAATCTTAAGCTGCTCGATATTAGCTGCACTAGTAAGACCAGACTTCGTGATAGACGCTAGCCCAGTTCCAACAGCCATAACGCCACCCAGGAGTGCAGCGCTTCCAAGGAAACTGGAGATACCAGTACTAGTCTTTTCACCTGCAGTTTTGGCACTAGTACCAATTGAGTCAAGTGATGTCTTTGCCTTAACAGCAAGTGCCTCATATGATTTGCCTGCATCGTCAGCACCAAGTACCAGTGCTGCGCTACTACTTGCAGCTGTATCTGCCGCTGATACCGCGATCTCAGCAAATGTCGTATCTGCTGTCATTGCCATATCTGCGAAGTTTTTGTCAACATCTTCAGCCATGCTTGAGATGGCCGCTTCAACACCATCAACAAGATCAGTCTGAATCGTTATCTTGATGTCTTGTAGGTCAGTATGAATCTGGTCCGCGAGATCAGCGAATGCACGTTCAATTGCATCCACCATCTCGCGGACCGCTGGTTCAATGTCAGCAAGGCCACTGGTGACACCTTCACGCGTCTCCGAATCAAACTTACTAAGATCGGGTACGATGAGTACTGACGCGGTATCAATGTCAGTCAAGTTAGCCCCCGGTTAGCTCTGCAACTGCTACCATAGACGATGCAGATGCTTCGTCATCATCAACCCACCATGACGGTGGCCGAATCTGCTGGCCATTACGTAATATCTCAATCTTCGTACGGTAAGTTGTTAATGCCCCAGTGCAGCGGTCCTGAAACTGTTGAAGACGACTCGATTGCTCCTCAGTTACACTCGCTCGAATTTGTTCTTGAGCAAAGACGTAAATGAGATTTAAGCAACGGTGGGCAGGGAGCCCCCAGGGGTCGATTCCTCGACTGGTGCACCATCCGTCAAACTCATAGAGGACTGCTCCGTCACCGAGCCACTGGAGAAGTCCGATGACGGCTGTGTAGGGCGCATGCCATACGCCTCCATCAACCACTCCATGATGGGTTGCATGTGGTTGATCCCGAATGGAAACTTGCTGGGCTCAGTCGCACGCTTGCGCAATTCAATGGATGACCCGGGTAGCAGCACCTGGTCAAAGAAGTCAAGAACCATCTCCGCGGAGTCATCAGAGTCCGCAGTAATCTTGCGCAAATTCTTCAGTCGGTCAAGCAGACCAATTGGAATGACTGGCATCGCCTCGAAGATGAATTCATCATCTTTGTACATGCGGAATCGTTTGGGGTCAGGACTAAATTCAAAGTCCTTGATCTCAACAAGTCCATTACTGTTTGGCATGACTTTCCTCCGCAACGGTGGTAACACTTACTATTATCATATACGGCAGAAAGGACATATAGGTATTCTTGAATCTATCCTCGTGCGGCCTTGAGTGCATTCTTCAAGAATGGATTAGGCTTCATGCCTCGTGAATACATTGAGAAAGTGTAGCCCTTGCCTTTCTTACCAGATGCAGTTCGTGAACGCCAGCGCAGCACCTTCTTGTTGACAGGGTGAATCATGCGCCCAGCTGGGCCATATACTCCAGTGCCTTGATGCACGAACATGGCATACTTGACTGATGTGCCAATGCGAACTGCTGGTGCACCATTGACTGTCACGACACGCATTGTGATAGATCCTGAAAGGCGCCCAGTGTTGACGCGGGTGGGAGACGACCTGAGGTTCCGCTTTGCAGCTGACTCAACCAATAACCCACGGCGCATCAGATCTTTGACCAGGCCACCACTGGGGCTAGTCAGAAGCTGCCGTACAGCGGCAGCATTGTATGTACTGGACACACTGGCAGTTCCCATGTCACGGACATTCACAATCTCGCATAAACGCGTACATGAAGTTAATCTGAACGCCTGCGCAACCACCCTGTGGACCCAATGGAACCGAGTCTGACACTAACCATTCGGCGATCTGGTCTGTCTGGTACATCGACCTAAGCATGCAACTTAATGTCTTCCATGCGACATTCTCGTCAGTGAATGCGCGATATGCAGCGTTCTCCATGTCACTGATTTTTGGTGGAGTGACAAGTGCATTGTTGGAGTCATCACCCTCGATAGGAACACATCTAATCACGTAGAGTGATGCGTCCACTACCTTGTACCCGACGTCACAGTTGCCCATGCGCTCTCGCGACGTATCTGTCGGGAACACACGCGATGTGAATACGCGGTTAATGCCCAGGGTCAACAAACCACATTCACAGTTGTCCCAGGCGACATCACCATACTGAAAGAGCACTCGTTGCAGTACATCATCAGGTGCCTGTGCAGCGTTGATTGCAGCGCCGATACCCGTCACCAACTGGGAAGCAGTGTCACAAATCGCGGTATTCGTTATCACGTTTGGCATTACGGCCCTCCCAGGATTGAATAGGCATCACCATCAACATCGTACGAACGAGCACGTTCCATCAATGCATGTGGATTCTGCGATGCGATGAACATGTCGCACATGTACAACCCGACACGTCCATTGGCGAAGATCTGGTTAGGATCCAAGAAGTTCATCGTGACGCCTTGCCGGACAAGCTGTTGTACTGGCTTAGGAAGCGTGCAGGACGAGTCGTTGGCCAGCAGCTTGACAAACTGGCATGCCAGCTCTCCGACGGCGATCTGGCCCATCTGAGGGACTGCTTCACCCAGCGTCAGTGTGACAGACCATGTCCCGACGTTACTGTCACTCTTCGTCAGGTCATTGCACAATGGCCAGTTACTGCCGTCGATACGTTGTAGGTACCGGTAGTCACGAAGTTGGTAGGCAGATGGATTCAGTGCAACACCATCGACCATGACACCATCAACACTTGATACTGGTGATGGCATCCATGCTTCATCGATGTAATTACACGAACAAGTTCCACCAGTGCAGTTTCCGCATGTGATGTTGTACCACACACCACTGTAAAAGAGTGGGCGTGGCCATTGGCCCCACATCCACCAGTTGCCACCGCCTGGGTACATGGCATCGAACTGCCCACGACGACATGGACGAATCGTCATCTGGGTTGTGCCGTACCGTCGCCCAGTCAGCGAGTACAGGATCTCTGTTGCAGCCTGAAGTGCAACACCAGTGATCTCTGGTGAATACGCACTAAGGTCGCAGGTCCAGGTGACCGGCCACGGTGCAGATGGCCCAACCAAGTTCTGACCCGTATTCGATGCAAAGCTTGTAACGGCAAGTGTGTCTACCACCTGCATCGGTTGGCCCAGGTAATCACCAGCCCAGATGGCAGCATAGTCGCCTAGTTGGGCATTAACTGGTACCGACCATATATATGCATAGAGACCCGTTGCCAGTTGCTGCACGCCAGTACTGGTAGGTCCTAGCACTGTTATGCCGTCAACTACGCGCACAATCTGAATTGTCAACCCTGTGACATTGATCTGCGCACCAGTGCCATACTGGATGAAGGAAGCCTCAAGTGTTGCATTGCTGCCTTGCGAAATGTTCATGGGATGCCTGCACCTACCATAGTAAAAGATTCGAACATCTGATAGGGTTAGTGTATCAAATGTAATACGACTGTGATTGGCACCCTGTGTGACAACATCCGTGATAGCAAATGCATCAGTAGCACTACGTATGTATGTAGAAGCATGACTGACAGCATCTGTGAGAGTAACCGTGTCAGTTGCGGCATATATCGCACGCGCACCAGCAGTTCCAACATCAGTAAATGTTACTGCACCAGATTGCCCACGCAAAAGCAGTAACACCCGCGTAGCGACATCTGCCAGACCGACTGTGTCAAGACTACCAGCGGCGACTGAAGTCTGCCGAGAAAGTGTCTGAACCTGCGTAATGGAATCAGCAGAGGTACGTGGGTATATAGTAGTATGTCCGACAGCATCAGCAAGAGTGATGCTATCAGACCTAGGTCGAGAGTATGCTGATGTTGCGCTGACTGCTTGCCCGAGAGTAATCGAATCAGTTGGCCCGCGGGGACAAGTCAATGACCGAGTAACAGCATCAGCAGTCGTGAATGCATCAGTGGCACTACGAGCAAATGCAGTCACATGCGACACTATGTCACTGCTTGTGAGTCCATCCGCAGTACTTCGGGTGAATGCAGTCGTGTGCGTTGGCACATCACTACTTGTGAATCCATCTGCAGTTGCATGTGGAGTAGCCACGGCGCGGGCAGCACCGTCGACGAGGTGGACGGTGTCAGAGGGTGCCCGGATGAGCGTGCCGCTCCGTACAACGGCGTCGCTGCTGGTGATGCCGTCCGCGATCGCGCGGGCCTGAGCAATCGCCACCGCTGCCGCGGCGGAAGCCGTGACGCTGTCGCTGGCCGTACAAATGATGGTCCGCTGGGCGACGCCAGAATCGCTCATGGTCACGCTGTCGGTCGTGGCCCTGGAGTGAGTACTGGTCGCGGTGACCGCGCCGGAAAGGGTGACCGCGTCGGTTGGGCTTCGCAGACACGTAACCGACCGGCTACCGCCGTCAGTGACGGTGGCGCTGTCCGCTGCGCCGCGAGGGTATGTGACGGTGCGGGTCGGGGTGTCGGCCGAGGTGACGGAATCGGTGGCGGCGCGTGAGATGACCACGGCGCGCGTCGGCAAGTCGGCGGTGGCAAGGGTGTCATTAGCCGAGCGACCCAGCGTAACTGATTTGGCGCCGACGTCCGTCGAGGTGGTGCTGTCAGCGGTTGCGCGACTGGCAACGACACCACCGCGTGTGGCCGCATCGCTTGTCATGAACGCATCACTAGACATACGCGACAGCGCCAGTGAGCGCGTCAGGGCGTCAGAAGTAACGAACGCGTCCGTCGTCGCACGTGGCGTGCCTACGGCGCGGGTTACTGCGTCCGCGGTGGTAAGCGCGTCAGCAGAGGCGCGTGGAGTAGCCACAGCGCGTGTTGGCGAGTCCGAGGACGTCACCGAGTCCGTGATACTCCGCGCGTCAGCCAGGGTCGTCGTGACGGCATCAGCCGTAGTGAATGCATCGCTCGGCGCGCTACCCAGCGCAACCGACGCAGCGCAGGTGTCCGAGGTAGTGAAGCTGTCCGCGGCGGCGCTGTTGGTCAAGTTGGAGGTGGAGACCACGCTCGAGTCGCCCAAGAATGGAACGGCAGATCCGGTTGGACCACCCCGACCGGGGGTGTAGTCAGTCCACGGGCCGGCGGTGGGCGAGTCCGCCGGTATGATTTCACTTATTACATAGTTAGATTGTACTGACGAGTTGGGAAACGTGACATTGATTGTGTTATTGGCGCCAACAATGTCATCAGCATTCGTTCGATGACCAAAGAAATAGCTAATATGTGTACCAACGTTGCCACTACCTGTGAAACCTAACCCAGTTCCGGCAGTCTCTGCGCCAGCGACTGCCCAGTCGCAGTTGACAACAAACCCCATGCCGCCTGTGGCTTGTGCTGTATAGGTTTGCGCAATAACGTTGGTGGTCGCGTTCGATCCGCCCTTAATGGTGACTACACCCGTGTTAAGGGCGCCAGTTAGTACCCACACCTTGAGCGCACCGGAGTCATTGCCACCGGTGTCCCCATTCGTGACAGACACGGTCATCGAATGATGTTGCGTTGGTGAACTGACCCACATCGCTGCCTGACCACCGACGTTGGGTGAGTCAGCTACGGACTGCCAATCCAACGGGATGTACGTCAGAGGCGACGCAAGGTTATCTGCGATCGTCGGTCCGGGTACCCCGGAAGCCGATGAGTCACCAGCCCAGGCAATTACAAGGATGGCACCTGCGGGTGGAGTGAACGCCGCAGTCGTGAGCGGTGTTGGCGAGGTAACAGACGCCGTGACGATCGCCGGGCTGGATGCATCAAAGACAATAGCCACGGCTCACCTCAGATGCTCGTGCTAGTAGACCCGGCGGCTAGTAGGTCCTCAATGGTGTTGGTCCGGCTCAGGTCCATATACGTACGGCGATGTCATCACAGGTGATCGTGTTGGATGCGGAGCTGGTGCCCCACTGGGCGCCGACGGTGACCGACTTCGCCGTGGTGGTGTCGATCGTGACGGTTCGACCAGCCGACGTTTCCGGGATGGGTCGCACGCTGTACGAGGTCAGCGCCGTACCGAACTTCACGTGGCCCTTGCCGACGATGGTGCCGGAGGTGCCGATGCTGCGGACCCGGCCACGCCAGTACATCTCGATTGGCCATGCCGCTGCGCCAGAACCGGTGGTCACGGCGGACGTGGCTCCGATGACGGTGTTAGCGACGCCGTTGTGGTAGAAGCCGACCAGCAGCGTCGGTGTGCCGGTCGTGCTGAAGTTGAGCGTGGCGCACAGCTCGATCTCCATGCCGACGTCGAGCAGGTTCGACGGGATAAGGATCGGAGGAGTCGGGCTGACGTCCGTCAACGTGGTCGAGGATGCCAACGCCGACCCGGACGCCAGGTGCAGCGGCCCGAGTTGCGCGGCCCAGTATTGCCGCATAGCTAGTCCCCGATCAGGAGAGGGTTACCGTCTCGGTGATTGTCACGGCATCACCAGAAGCTGACAGTGTGGCGGTCGTACCCAGGAGCGTCTCGAATGCCATCGTGCCGCTGCTCGACGCGTTGAACACACCGATCTTCGCGATCGTGACTGGCAGTGAGTCCGATCCGTTCGCGGTGAACGTCTTCGTCAGTGTGAATGTGGACGTACCACCGGTGTGCGCGTACGTGGCCTGCGCACGAAGCAGTCCGCCACCTGCCGTGGTGATCTCCGCAGTAAGCGTGGTGTCGGTGTTGACTGCTGCGGATGAGTTGGCCGTCAGCGCGATGTAGTTCGCGGCGGCCGGCTGGGCGCTGGTACCAGCGACCTGGCCAGCGACCATGTCCTTGCCGGCGTTAGTTAGCATCTCCGGTCACTCCCTTCAAGGGACGAAGCTCGATGCCCCAGTGGCTGGCAAGCATCTTGCCGAATGTGTCGTCAGAGCAGGCAACCCAGGATGGTGTCTTGTCGTCCGAATGCGCGGTCCACAAACTGATATGGGTTACCTCACCTAGTGCCGTCATTAATGGCGTAGCATCTGGCACGTGGACTTCGGTCATGGACTCGAAACCAAGTTGCCGACGATCCGCACCGATGATCTGGACTGGCGTGGGGTTACCCAGTTGCACGATGATGGGCATTAACGCTCCCTGTCTAAACATCCTCTAAATACGCACGAACCGGACCCGGGAGGTTACTACCCGACATCCGGTTCGTGTGCCCCCGCTGGGCGCTACAGTACCTGTTTGGTTACGATACTGTAACCGCGCCACAGGAGGCGGTCGGCGGAGCAGTCGACGTGATGTTATAACCGTAATGGTCACCAGCAACTAGCGTGTTGCTTCCGAGATACGTACTTGGAGGCAATACAGTCGGATATGCACCCCAACTGGTACCGATACCCATGGACTCCATGGTCTCATGCCACTGCAAAGCGTTGTTGTCCTGCGTGAAGTCCTGCACCACCGGGTTGCCCAGGTTCGGATAGAACCAGTACACATACTGCTGCTGGCCAGACGCATTGCAGGCATTACGACCAGTGACGTTCTGCCAAACTTCAAGCGAGAATCGGTTGGTGTTCAATGCATCCGTAAAGACCGCACCAGTACCAGTCACGCCACCCGTAGTGAGAAGTCGTGCACCATCAACCATGACACGAAGATCGGGATCAAGTACACAGAAGAGAGCCTCAAGTTGCACGCGCTTCAGCTGCCCCGGGTCCTTCTGGTTCACACACAGAATGCCATCAGCGCGCTTCTGCAGGAACTCAGTACCATCCTCATACTGCGGAGTGGTCTTGACCGAGATGAATCCATCGGCGACTACCATCGAAGAACCTGCGCCCGTGACGATACTGCCGCACG